CTAACCGGTGATTTCGCTGATATTCAAATCAGGAATTGCCTCTGACCAGACGATCTCGGCATGGTCTTTCTGGTAGTTCTTCGTCATGGTTTCGCTGGCGTGGCCGGCGATCTTCTGACCGTCCTTCCCGGCTTTCTGATACAGGTGCAGCGACAGCGCTCGCACTTCATGGAAGCCCGGCATTTCCTCTTCCTTCCATCCCTTGTAACAACCCGCCGCATCCCGGGCCTCCTTGAAGGCTCGCGTTAAATATCGCTCTTCGACCTGCGTCCAGTGGTCCTTCGTCTGCGCCTGCTTCTGCTTTTTGCGGTCTGGGCGGCGATGGATCAGGTAGGGCGAGACGATGTCATCCCGGCACCGGCTGATAACCGCCTGGAGTTCTTCGGTTACTTTGAACCGGATCCACGCCGCGTCGCTGGCCTTGGCCGTCTTCTGCTGAACCACATACAAAAACCCTTCCCGAACACCATCGAACCGCATATTCAAGATGTCCGTCCGGCGCTGCGCGGTGATCAGCGCCAGGTCGATTGCGTTCTGCAGCCAGAACGGTGACTTCTCCCGGATGGCCTTCAGGCCTTCGACGGTGTGTCGCTTGCGCTGCTTCTTCTCAATTCGATTGATGGTGCTGGCGGCCGGGTTGTCCGGGCACAGGCCTTTGGCCGCTGCGTGGTTGAATATGTCGATCAGCAGCGCGCGGCACTGGTTGGCAGTGCGCGGTGTGAGGGCGTCCAGCATCTCCGCGATCATGCGGATCGTGATCTGATCGATGGCTTTGCCTTCGAACTGTTTCCGGAAGCGCCCGAAGTGCACGGCGTACAGTCCCAAGGTTCCTTTCGCCAGCTCCCTCGGCGGCAGAACGTCGCGTTCGTATGCGTCCAGGAAGCCGGCGAATGATTCCGATGTGCTGCCCATCACGGCGCCGACCAGGTCAGCGCCGCGCATGAACTCCAGATTCAACTGCTTCGCGGCATCGATCGCCTTGATCCGATCAGACCCGAACTGGAACCACTTACCGTCGGTGGGCCGGCGGTAGCGATAGGTCGAGCGCCGCGAATCGAAATACAGGTTCTGCGGTAGGCTCTTGTTCGCCTTGTTGCGCGGCCGTGGGACCATCATGCAGCTCCTTTCAATACCATCGCGACCAGGTCATTGCCATCTGACCGGCTGAAGGCTGTCCAATCAACGTACCAGAGTTTGCCGATTTGCTCGCCGGGCACCTTGCCGTTTCGGATGTAGTTGCGGATCGCCTGGGGGCAGGGTGGTGTTCCGTTTTCACCCCAGCGCCGGCGCTGGAATTCACTGATCTTGATCAGCTCTTTTTTCATTGGTGATGCTCCATGCCGCGCGTGGCGGCAGAAGGTGGTGATGGGTTATGCGCCGGCCTTGGCCAGAACTGCGTCGGCGATCTTCATGGCAGCCTGCGCATCGTTGACGTAGGCGGGATCGAACCCGCCTTCCAGGTGAATGGTGGCTTGGCAGGCGCGCAGGTTTTCGCGGGTGAGTTTCAGCGCGGCGACCAGCTCTTCGTGCAGTCCGCGCTCTTCCCGACCGATTTCCCAGAATCGCGTTGCCCAATGATCGGATGGCGGCGGGTTCGTGTTCTGCGCGCCGAGGGCCAGCGCTCCGACGACAACATCGAGCAAGTCGCGCTTGTAGATGTTGTCGCCGTCGATGCTCAGACCATTTCGGCGCAGCGCGTCCAGGGCATTGTTCAGGTTCGACTCTGGCGACGGCAGCACCAGGTCAAAGTCTTTCTTGCCGGGGCGGCAAGCCACGATCAGCAGCTCGCAATCAAGCGGCAGGTGCTGAGCCATATCCGAGATGGCTTCGATAGCAGCGTCGCGGAATGCATTCTTTTCTTCGGACATACGAATTCCTCGCCCGCCGTACACCGGCAGGCTGTTGAGTTGGGGGAGGGGTTAGGCTGTTGCGGCGTCGTGAAAGACGTCCATCTGCGCTGCGCCGTCGAGCCAGGCGGCGTCGATTCGGCGCCGAGCCATTGCGGCGTATTCTGGATTCAGCTCGCAGATGATAGAACGCCGACCTTCCTGCATCGACACCAGCGAAGTGGTACCGGCGCCGCCGAACGGGTCCAGCACCACACCTCCGCGCGGGGCTCCGGCGAGAACACAGGGGCGGATTAGATCGGGCGGGAATGTAGCAAAGTGGGCGCCCTTGAAACTGTGTGTGGCCACAGTCCAGACGCTGCGCTTATTTCGCTCCGTCGGCATGATCGCGAGTGCTGAATTCATCGAGTCGTTATCCTTGACCCGTCCCCGCTGGCGCTCCTCGGCATCGCTTCCATGACCCCAACCAACACCGTTGGTCTTCCGCGTAGTTGCTTTCATGTTGCCGTTGCTCTTCGCGCCACCGTTTGCCCGCTCGCTGCCGATCTGAGCCTGAACATCTTGCGACAGCCGGGCATGGGTGTTCGGCGAACACGGCTCAAGGATTGCCGCTTGGTCGAAGTAATATTTTTTCGACTTGCTGAGAAGGAACACATATTCGTGCGATTTGGTGCAGCGGTCGCGTACGCTCTCCGGCATCGGGTTTGGTTTGTTCCAGATGATGTCCTGTCGCAGGTACCAGCCGTCATCCTGCAGGGCGAATGCCAAGCGCCAAGGCATACCCATCATGTCCTTCGACTTCATGCCCATCTCCCGGCCGCGCACGCCGGTACCGGATTTGAAGCGCGGATGCTCGTTGATTTGGCGGGCCGAGGTGACGCTGCGGCCAGACATCTGGCCGTCACCTTGAGGTCTGCCTTGGGCGCCCCAGCTGCCGGCATAGCTGTCGCCCATATTCACCCAGGCCGTGCCGTCGTCGCGAAGTACTCGACGCACTTCGCGGAATACCTCGACCAGGCGAGCGATGAACTCGCCCGGTGTTTCCTCCAAACCTATCTGCCCTTCCACGCCGTAATCGCGCAGGCCGAAGTAGGGCGGGCTGGTAACGCAGGTATGAGCTGATTTGTCCGGCAGCGTCCGCATCATGTCGATGCAGTCACCGACCAAAATACGGTGTTGTTCGCTCATCCGATCACCGCCTTTATGGTCAGTACCAGTGGAAGCCAGAAGAAGAGGGTGCAGCCGAGTAAGCACTTGGTGATCATGGCGCGGATCTCGCAGCTGTGACCTCGTCGATGAGCGATTGCGGAAGGCGTGCCGCGAACTTGCCCTCCGACCACGACAGCGGTTCGGACTGACGGATTATCTCGTTCAACAGTTCGAACGCCGCGACAAGCTGCTGATCTCGGATTTCGCCATCCTCGGGAAGGTCGTCAACAAATATGTCGGACGGGTCTAGTTCGCGCGGCATGTTCGGCTCGCAGATGCAGAGCTTTTGGTCTGCCAGATCAATATCGCTGTCGATCAGGTAATCACGCAGGCTGTCTTCGTCGAAAAAATATTCTTCATCATCGAAAATGACCAGCGGCTCGCCTGCCCAATCCTTGATCGGCATCGATGCAAACTTCGCCAGACGACTTTCTTCGTAGCACTGGCGGCAGTAGCTCCGGATCTCGTGGATTGGATGATCTGGATTCTTCTCGCACCGGCGGTGAGTGGCGCCGCACCAGCGAGCCATGTGTTCATCGTTGCCCCAGAAGCGGCCATCGGCTGCGACCCAGCCAGTGAGGGTCTGAATGCTGGCGGCTTCGGGGGATTCGTACATCACGACTTTTTCTTCAGACATGACTTCGTCCTTGCCGCTATAGCGGCTGACTTTGAAGGGGGAGGGAGTTACTGCTGTGGGTGCGTTGCGTTCCAGCGCTCGAATGCTTCTTGCGTGGTGGCCGCTTCGATCTTCTCGTCGCATTGGTTGCACGCCGCCACACCGCCGGCCGCGCCGACATCGCGGTGACCTTGCTTGCACGGGTTCATATGCCAGTCATCATCCATCGTCATTTTTGGCTGGGGCGCCGGCTCATCGCAAAGGCGGAGAATCCAATCTACCCACTCCTTGCGCTGCGGGTACTGCGGCTCATCGTCTCTAGGCAAAGCACTTCGTGGTGCTTGGCGTGGTTGATCGAGCGCACTGCACTGATCAGCTCATCCATCCGCTGATCTGTTTCATTCAGGCGCTGCTGCAGGGCGTCACGCTCGGCGGTGACCCGGTCGAAGTGCTGAGCCAGCGTGCACGCGAAGTCGCCGGCCAGCCGCTCATTGATGTACTGGCGGTAGTCGTGACGCTTGAGTACGTTCTTAAACAGGTGGTCGATGTAACCGCGTCCGCCATCTGGTGTGTACAGGTTAAAGGCTGGCTCGGCCGTTTCGTTTTCTGTGAGCATGGGGATATCTCGCAATCGAGTACGCGATGAAAAAAATTAGGGGGGAGTCAGAAGAGCGGACCCGCCTGGGGTCCGCTAGGAGCTTGTCATTGCGACGAGCTGGGTGTTACTTGCCTGGAGCGAAGTTGTAATCCTTTCCGATCAGTACAACTGCATTGCCATAGTTGATCAAGAGCGAGCGCTTTTTTAGCTCTTTGGCCAAGGACTCTTGGAAAGCTTCCTTGATCCGATCACGATCAGCTACTGCGTAAAAACGATCCCATGGAATCGTGATCACGTCTTTTCCGCTCTGCTGAAGACTGGTTTGAATATCTGTCGCAATCGCGCTTGCTGCCTTTGGCATGATCTTTCCCCGTTTTAGAGCAGCCCACTGCGCTCCGTGGCGGGATTTATAGTCGATTCTAAGGTTTGTGTAAAGCCTCTCTAAGAAATTCGTAAGGTTTATTTACTGTTTTTCTAAGCTGCGTTTTTCAATAGCCTAAGATCTTTCCAAGGGTCGTTAGCCCGCGCCAGTGCAGCCATAGGCGGCGGGCTGACGCTGTTGCCGCACATGTGGACCTGTTGCGTCTTGGTGAACGGCTTGCCGTCGGCGCCGTGGGTGATGATGTAGTCGGCGGGGAAGCCTTGAGCCTTGTACAGCTCGGCCGGTTGCAGCATCCGCAGGCAGATGTCGACGATCACGTACGGCGTCCCCTTGATGGTGACGGTTACCAGCCCGAGGCGATCCTTGGTGGTGATCGTTGGCGCTGGTGCGTCAGCGGCGCTCATGTTCTCGGTGCCGTAGTAGCTGATCAGGAATGCCGCTACACGCAGCGCACCGGCTTCAACCTCTGGCGAGAGCTGCAGCTCGACCAGCGAGCTCTTGCCGCCGCCACCCGCCGTGATGGTTGGCGCAGGTTCGTTCACACCCTGGCCGACGCTGGCGCCGAACTGACGTTCCATGAAGGCAGTGACCAGCCCGTGGTGAGTGCCGCCGGCGCTGATGGTGTGCAGCGGGTCGGCTGCGTCCCGTGCATCGCAGTTGCCGCGCAGGTGCACCAGGTTCGCCGTCACCAGCTGCTGCTGGCTGCCGGTGTTGGTTACGGTGGTCATCGGATCTTCGACGCTCTTGGCGTCCGTGGTATTGAAGCCGCCGTTCATTTGCGCCATGAACACGGTAGAGACGCCCATGGCGTGAGCGGCACCGGCCGGGCGCTTGTAGTCGCCGCCGCTGGTGATGGTCGGCAGCGGCTCGTCGAGCGCCTTGCCTTCGTCCGCAAACCGGAACTTGACCAAATGCGCCGCGGCGAGCGCGCGGTGACCACGCGTCATCAAGGTACCGAGAGGCTTATCCGCCGCTACCGGGTTTCCGGCATATACCGGGCCACCGGCACCAACCAGCACTGGGCTGATCAACGTCAACTCGCCGCGATTCGCGCAGGTCACCGTTGGTAGCGGGGCGTGGGGGTCGTTGATCCGGTCGCTACCCTGATGGGTTGCTGGCGCAATGATTGGGCTCGCCATGGCGAACGATCCGCCGCGCGGCCAAGACGTCACCGTGCGCAGTGGGTCGTGGGCAGACTGCACGCTTTCGCCCGACCAGTTTGCGATCGGCACGATGAATGGGTCAGCGGCATCGATGACGAACTTCTTCATGCCCTTGGCGATCCGGCGCAGGGTGGCGGGTGCTAGCGGCTTTGCCCGGTCGAAAATGCTTTTGCTCGGGATGGTCCAGTCGATGCACTCCGCAGCGGTGCGCCACTTCTGTTGGCCCTTGGCCGGGTTCTTCGCGTGGGTCGGCTCAGGCCACACGATCGGCTGGCCGTCGCAACGGGCGATCATGAACAGCCGCTCGCGGCTGGTGGGCGCGCCGAAGTCGCAAGCCTTGATGACCCGCCATTCGACGGCGTAGCCCAGACGCTGCAACTCGGCGACGAACACCGCCCACGTTTGCCCGCGGCGTTTCGGGTCAGGTACCAGGAACTGCTGGTGAACCGGCACGACTTCGCCAGGCTCGGCGATGGCACCGCCCAGCTTCATCACGCGGCCGGTCGACTTGCAGCGCTTGGCGATCAGCGGCCCCCACTGAAGGATCTGTTTCACGTTTTCCAGGCTGATGACGCGCGGCTTCTTCTTGCCGGCCCACTTCAACCCGATCCAAGACAAGTTCCGGATCTCGCGCTTGCGCGGCTGTCCGCCGGCGGCCTGGCTGTGATGCGTGCAGTCCGGTGACATGTGGAACCATCCAACGGCCTTACCGCCACATTCCGTATCCGGATCACCGTCGAACACGTCGGTGGTGTAGTGCACGGCGCCCGGGTGGTTGACGGTGTGCATGCTGATCGCCTGTGGGCTGTGGTTCTTCGCCACGTTCACCGCGCGGCCTAGACCCATCTCCAGCCCGGTACCAGCGCCGCCGCCACCGCAGAAGTAGTCGACAACGATCTCATCGTCCTGAGTGCTGAAGCCGAGTCCGTATTGAGTTTTGAAATCGAAGGGGTGTTTCTTCTGTTGTGCGGACATAGGGGATCCTCGCCGGCTGGCGTGATTCGTAGAAGTGGGGTATTTATCTGCAATCTCACACTGGCAGGAGACCGCCATGAGGTTGCAGAGCGATGTAGATGCGCTGGCGGCTATCGAAGAAGACGCTAAAGCGATGCTGAAACGGATAGGTCTGCCGGATGATGCGGTGAAGCTGGAGGTGGTCGCGTTCCTTCGCGGGGTGATTGACCTGGCAAGCTACATGGAGTCGGCGCATCGAATCGTTGAGCCGCCGAGCTTCATCTGAGCTGGCACATTGCCCGTCGTTGCGGTATTTGTGTTCGGCCCGGCAAGGGGCCGAATCAATTACTAAACAGGAGGAACAGCGTGAAGGAGGACCTACTAATACCTCTCATAGGGGCCATTGCTGTTGCTCTGATAGGCGGGGGCATTTCGCTTGCGCTAGCGATCCTCGCAAAAGATCAGAAAACCTCTGAGTTCAGGCAGGCGTGGATCGACGGGCTGAGAGACGATGTGTCAAAACTGGTCGCACATTTCATGGTTGTGGCAAGCATATCGAAAATAACCAAAAAACTATCTCAGGAGAAAATTTCTGAGTACGTCCTCTCCAAAGAAAATGATTTCATTGAGATAGCACTTCTTATCAACCGAATAAGATTGAGGATGAACAAGGATGAACATAAAGAATTTTTGAAACTGATTTCGGAAACTGATGGGATTGGTTCTGATCCTGAGCGTTATGAGGCCCTAATCGAAAGCATTGTGGTCCAGAGTCAGGCAATACTTAAGTCCGAGTGGAGGCGTGTTAAAAGAGGCGAGATTTCCTTTCAAATACTCAAGTGGGGTTCGGCGGTTGTTTTCTTTGCTAGCTGCGCCGTTGGAATTTCTTTTTACTTGGGATATTTCGAAATTATTCGCCTGAACACTAATTAATCGGATCCAGTATCTCATCGTCTGAATAGCGAGAAATCGCGCGGCGTGATTCCCGCTCAAAAATACGCGACACGTTTTCGCTTATAGTGATTTCGTGTCGCGGAGGCGTGAGCAGGGGAAGGGCACCTCCCGGGCCAAGTCCGTGCAGGTGATGAATCATCAACGTGATCGCCTCGCCCTGTTCCTCGATGCCGCTCCAGGCCATCAGCTCAGCAAGTGCTTGGCGAGTGCCGGGCAGGCAGTGCAGCCGGATTTCCTCTTCGCCGCGCTCCTTCCTCTTCGCCGCGGCTTTCGCTGAGCGATCTGCATTGCTCTTGGCCATGGCCTACCTCTTCAATTCCGCTGGCCGGCAAGTCCAGCCAGGTCTGTCGTTTGCGTTGTTGGGTGCGAAAACGTCTCACGCTGCTACCTTCACCTGATGCCAGGCGCCGGCGGCGTAGAACAGCTTCGCGGCTTGTGCTTCGTCCATCGATATCTCATCGGGGATGGCGATCCAGCCTGACGCAACCAGATGGTTCGGGTTCGCGCTGTTGCGCAGCTCCAGGTAGTAATGCTCGATCGCATCGGTCAGGCGCTCGACCTTGTAGATGCCCTCGGGCGATATCTCCACCGACTTGATGTACTCGGCGCCGCGTTCGTCACGACACATGGCGGCGATGTAGATCGTCCAGCGATACGAGAAATCGAATATCGCGTTGGCGATCGCCAGACTGCGGATTTGCCGGCAGGTCTTCCAGTTCGCCATGATCTGGCTGCCGCTGGGGTCGATGTTCACCACCGCGACGTGGTTGGTGCGCAGCAGCGCCCGGCAGCTGCGTTCAGCCCGGGCGAAACCGTTGTTGGGTTTGCGTTTCGACTTCATAGCGAGTCCGCCATTTTGCGCAGCGCCTTGCGTTCGGCCGCAGATATCGGCTTCGGCCGCCGCTTGAGGACCGTCTCAGGGTCTATTTTGTTCGAGCGTGGCGGTGGCGGCGGATTGCGCGGCGGGCCTTTCAGTTGATCAATCCGCCCGCCTGCAGCCAGGTATTGCGCGATTCGCTCAGCGATCGACTCGGCGTCCGGTCGGTGCTGCTCGACGAGGTTGAGGTGGTTGCTGATCATGCTCAGGCTCCTAATCGATGGGCTTGCGCCCGCGCTCTGTCCGCTACTTCGTCAACCATCCGGCCCAGTTCCAGGTTGAACTGAACCAGCTCTTGATGAAGCATCGCGATGTATTCGTCATCGCGCTTGATGGTCTCGATGTATAGGCGGCAGTCTTCATCTTGGCGCGGATCGAACGACAGGAAATCCCACCATTCCCGGCCCGTGACGAACATGCAGCCCTGAACCTGCGGCTTGTGTTCTTCGGGCATTCCTTCGAGCCAGGTACGGACGTGGACGGCTTCATTGAATGGACACTTCGACTCAATGCCGCCGTCCTCGCCAATCAAACCGTCCGGCGAGCAGCCCAACCAGTCGTATTTTGGATGAACCAAGAAGCCCGATTTGATGACGGTATTGCCGGTCAGAATTTCGTAAAAGTCGTGGCTCGACTGCTCGACCTCCGTACCCCACGCCATCGACTTGCTGCTGACCGAATGTTTCGATCTGTTCGCCAGACGTTCAAAAGCCAGTTCGCGCATGTAAGTGGTGCGGGCCGCGAGCGGCTTGCGCTTCCCGTGCTTGTCGCGATCACCCCAAGCAATCACATCCTTGAACCTGCTTGCCGTTAGGCGTCCGCTGCGGTCCTGATGCCACTGCTCGGTGCGTTGAAGGTCTACTGAGGCGTTCATTGCTCGCCGCCTTGCACATCGTCGTTCGCATTGCCGTTTGAGCTTTCGTTGAGGGTTGTGAACTCTGCCTCAATTGTCTGTGCAATCGACTTCAGCTCACCGTGACGTGTCACGCCAATTGCGCCACGCTGCTGCGGTTTCAGTGCCTTCCAGGCTTTTTCGTAGCCATCAATTCCTTGTTCTTGAGCGATCTTTTTGAGCTGCTCGAACAGGTCCGCAGTTGCGTCGGTGGCGTCGCCCTGAGGAACCGACGCAGCTCCCACATCTGCTGGCTTTTCGTTGGTAGATCGTGGGGTAACATCCGTTTCCGGAAGCGCGTAGCCGTCGTCCAGCTCGTCACGGGTGTACACGCCCAGAATTACGTCGGGGCAATATAGGCGTGCCCATTTTTTCAGGGCCAGGTATGCGATCTGCTGCTTCGGATCGTCCGCCCAGAGCGTGGAGTTTCGGGTTCGAGCCTGAGTCATCAAGGTGGTCAGTTCGCGTGGAGCGTCTTCGCCAACGAACGTAGCCCAGACGCGGACACCGAGGCCTTTCTCGTCGTTTATGTTCCAGTTTGGGACGCGGTATTTCTTCGGCTGTCCGTGATCATCCATTTGCTTTTTGCTTTCGATTTCACGGAAGTTGCCAATGATCTTGTCCCAGTCGCCAAACCACTCGTAATGGATTCGATCAAGGGTCGGCGCTCGCGTGGTGATAACCGCATTGACCAGCTGCGCTTCATAGCTCAACTGACCACCGTTCACGATGAACGTCTTCTGCGCAACCTGGAATGGGTTCATGCCCCATTGCATGGACTGCATGATCACTGCCATGCAGTCGGCAGTGTTGCCGTGGAAATGCTTCGGCAGGGTGGTTTTGCCGCCTGCCATGATGCCTGCGAGTTCAGTCATCGACTGCATGCTGTCGCGATTGAGGATCAGGCCCGTCGGGCTTGTGTCCATTGGTACGGTAGCAATCTGGGTTTGAGCGTTCATTCCTAACTCCATAGCCGACGACTTTGGCCGGCCTCCGGGGTGATTTCAGGGTTTGTTAGAACGACAGGGCGCGCAGCCAGGCCGATGCTTCGTCATTGGTGACGCAGAAGGCCATGGCCACGACCTCGACCACTTCGTCGGCGCTCGGCATGTTCGAGTCAGCGACTTCGTCAGCCACTGGAACCGGATCAACTCCCACTGCATCTGCTGGCGCTGTGTTGGTAACGGCAGGTGTCGTGATGACGTTTGCAGCCGAAGCGGGTGCTGCAGCCAGTGCGCGCAGGCGAGCCAACTCTTCTTGATCGCGCTGGTACTGCGCATCGCGTTCGCGCTGCTGGCGCTGCTGTTCTTCTTGCTGCTCACGTTGCTGGCGTTGTTGCGCTTCCATATCGCGGCGCTGCTGATCAAGTTCATCCTGCTGCTTCTTCAAACGCAGGCGATCTTCCTCGGCGCGCTGCTTGCGCAACTCCTCTGCTTCAGCATCGGCAATGCGTTGCTTCTCACGCAGTTCATCCAGCTCTTTTTGTTGGGCCAGCAGCTTGGCTGCCGCCTCTTCGCGGTCAACAGCAGCCTTTTGCAGTGCTTCAAGCTGTTCAATAGCGTTGTCGCGAGCAATCGTGCCTTCCGCTTCGAACTCGGCATATTCATCAGGCAGGATTACCGACTCTTTGACGTTCTGAAGAACACTTGCAACATCGGCAGCGCTGCGACTTGCATACGCGGCAGCGACGGAGCTGAAGCGATTGATTTTTGCCCGAATGGCGTCGACACGCTCAGCTTCGACACGCTCGCGTTCGGCCTTAGCGTCAGCGGCGCGCTTTTCTTCGGCCTTGATTGCTTCGTCTACAGGCGCTTCGATCGCCAGTACTCGATCCTTCAACGCCTCACCGAATTCTTTCACTTGGTTGACGCGAGCCTGGGCGTCTTTAACCGCCTGTTGATAGGGCATCAGCGCCGTTTTCGTGGTATTGGCCAAGGCGTAGCGGACATCGCGAATATCCACGCGAACTTCCTTCGCATTCGCCAAGCCCTCACTTGTAGAGCAGTCGACAACGAGGTTCGCGTAGGTCGTTTCCAAGCGGACGATTTGTTCTTCATGCGGCCGATATTCGGCGATATCGGTGACAGCTACTTTTGGCGTTACAGCGGTCATTTCGATGGACTCTTGCAAAGGGGCTTGTTGGGCTTTTGCGGACATGACGGTTCCTTGCCGCGCCGAACGCAGCTTGTAGTGGTGTTGTTTATTGAGTGATGCGATCGGCGAGGGCGCTGAGCAGCATCAGGAAGGTATAAATCGAGAGGACCCGAAACGAGCCGCGCCGAATCAGGATGCGGCGTGCACGCTGAAGGCTGGTCATCGGAACACCTGGTAGGTGGTGGAGCGCGGCACCTGGCACACGCCGGACGAGTCGCGAGCCGCACTGTATGCAGCCATAACCACCAGCAGGCCAGCGGCAAGACACCAGAACATGATTTTCATGGCCGAGCCCTCACAGCGATGCGTCCGCCTTTCATGGTCACCGACAGGCGCTGCGGGAGGCTGTCGACCAGATCCTCGCGCTTGCGGCCGATCACTTCATTGAAGGGCAGGCCGAAGCCGAGAATCGCAATGCGACGCTCGATATCGTCGAGCTGCTCATCGACCAGCGTTTTCACCGGAGGGGTTGTCATGTTGCATCTCCTTGCGAGACGGATGCGTTGTAGGAGGCGTAAATTTGGTCGATGCGAGCGCGGTAGTGACGGTGCTCGCTTTCGTCGATGGCGCGAAGCATGAAGGCCAGGGTGATGCAGGATGTCGCGGCGGCGCTGGCGTTAGGCTTGCCGAGGACGCGGATCATGTTGCTGATCTCGCCTTCGATCCAGGTCACCGCCGTTTGGTGGTCACGCTGCTGGATGTTCATTTGAGCCCCCAGAATTCGCCGTAGGCGACTACCGCTGACGCGACTCGCTTGGCACGCGCTTTGCGGTCGACCAACTCTTGAGCTGCCATCAGCGCCTGACGCTGTGTGCGTTCTTGCGCTGCGGCTTCGTAGTCGTGGAAGTCTTCAACCTTCGGCGCTTTGGGGCGCCCCCATTCATCAAAGCGCCGATCCCACTCTCGGGCCTGCGCACTGTCTGCATAGCTGGTTGCCATGGTCGCCTCCGTGGTGGCGGGTGTTGATCCAACAAAACTCGGATGCACTCATCCGCTCCGCTGGTTGCCGTTGGGCGCGGAGGGGAGTGCATTCGGGTGGTGTCGGGGGAGGGTGACTAACTCTGCGCGCCAGCGTCTATCCAGCTCCGCACAAAGAAGTAATAAGGACATTACGTGGTTCGAAAAGCGATTTTATTGGTGCTGATTGCCAGCCTGAGTGGGTGTATGGCAACCGCCATGCGCATGGACTATGACAAGCACCGGTGCCCCTACATTGGCGTGCGATTCGACTGGTGGTTGGTGGGTACTTCCAAAGGAAAGCTGATTCCCTTTTTGCTGATCGACGCGCCGTTTTCTCTGGTGGTCGATACCGTCTTTTTCCCATTCGAATATCAATACAGCTGCAACCTTTGAGCTTTCGGGTGTCCGCATCGGGGTGTGAACTGGCAGGTGCCAATCCCTGCATCGACCCGAGTTCATTCCTCCGGATCTCGCTGGATAGAAGCTGTGCTGCTTGGCGGCAGGATTCAGATCACACTCCAATACCCTCTCTAAACGAGTTTCCCCAGAGAGATATCGGGCCGTTGCGTACCGCGGACGACGGAGATTTTCGAACGCCTCCCGGGGGTTGAGAGACATGTGTAAATCGCATGAAAAAGCCCGCACATGGCGGGCTTGGTTCGTAATCTTGGCTCAGGCCGATTGTGCGGAATAAGCATCTCCTTCCGCATCGCCGCGCCTTTGATCGTCTTCATCGACTCCTATGAACTCGCTTCCATCATCCGGATGGCTTTTCCAGTAAGCGTAGAGGCCATCACCGCTGTGGCCTTGTCCTTTTTGAATCACGATCGTGGTCTTATCCGGTGAGTCGCTGTTTTCAACTACATCAAGCAGCATTCTTACCTGATAATGGTTCAGCTCAATGCTCGTCATATCAACTCCCGTCTATTATTCCGCAACGAACTATTCTGCTCGCTTCCAAATGCAGCTTAGGGGTTTTAAGCCGCATTTGTGAAGCAAACAAATAGCGATCCTGAAACAGCAGGAAGCCATCTGAGGCAGTCGCTCTCTACTGGAAGCAGCGACTGGGTGGGGCGTTAGAAGTGAGGTGATGCAGGGGGCCGCGCTGCGCGGTGTGGATTCGTCCGCATCGGGGTGTGATCTGGCCGGGGCTCAACCGGCATTGGGCGGAAGGGGTAGCCCTGTAGGCGACCGGTTGGCACATCCGCTGCCCGAGACTTAGCCTCAGATCACACCCCGATGCGCTCTCATAGAGAGGATCGGGCAGTTGTAAACTTTGGGTTTACAACTCAGCCGGCGCCCACTGTTTGGCGAGGATTTCATCCAGAAGAATTTCGATCTGGCTGATAGCGCTGTTGTAGGCCCGCTCCCATTCCTTCGGCGCGGTACGGCGCGCCTCCTTGATGCGTTTGATACCTTCGCGAAGCGACTTCTCCGAGATATCCCGGCGCTCCTTGCGGCGCCGCGCCTTCGTGTAGCGCTGCTGTACTGGCGCATCCTTGCCGAGGATCTGACTGATCCGAGACGGCGCTTTGGCAGCCGCTGCGCTTTCCTTCAGAGCATCTTCGAGGCTTGGCCCTTTGCCGACCCTCGCGAGAATCCTGTCGGCTGCGCTCAATTCACTGTTGCTTTCCATCTACTCACCTCGAACAGTCAAGTCTGACTTGTCGGTTGTTTTCCCAATGCACCCGTCACCAGGTGCATCAGTGAAAAATTCCGTGTTTCTCCGCACCCGCTTACCAGGTCATTCACTCAGTTCGGTCAACACCTCGTCCGCCGTCGCAGTGGGCTGCGCGTTGGCAGGCTTTCGGGCCTGTCGGATCGCCGGTCGCCGGTAGAGGCAAGTGCGGTTTTGTTCATCGGTTTACTGACCTCCCACCGATGGAGCCGGGAGTGACCTAACCGGACTGGCCGGGTAGTCGTTCATGGCGCTGGTTGTTAAAGAGCGGCGGGTCTGTTGAGGCCCTGGCGCCTTCTTGCTTTGGCGTTGAGGCAAATTTAGAAAACTTAACAAGATCGGTCAAGCCTTATTTTTAGAAAACTTAACATAAGTTTAGAGAGGTGGATTTGCGGGCACAAAAAAACCCGCCGATTGGCGGGCCTGATTAGGAGGGCAGGGTTCGTCAGCTAGCGCCGCGCGAATACATCGCCCACCAGAAGACGTGACCGAGGATCACGATCTGCTGCTCCAGGATCTGATCAAAGGTGTAGTCCTCGTCTGGATGTTCGTCGCGGTTGAAGCTGCGAAGCCTCAGCCCGGTCGGAATCCGGTAAAGCTGTTTCACGCGTAGCTGGCCGTTATGGTTTATGGCGTACATTTCGCCGTCGACGACATCGCGAAGGGTGTTCTTCCCTACGTTGATGCCGACGGTTGCGCCGTCCCGGAGCACGGGCACCATGCTGTTACCGCTGACCGTCACGCACTTGGCGTTGCTGAACTGAACGCCGTTGTTGCGCAGATCCTTTTTGAAGAAGCGAAGCCTTGCACTGTCGCTTTCTTCTATCGCGAAACGCCCCGTTCCCGCTGCGAGTTCCACTTCCTTTAGGAATGGGACGTAAACCTCATCGTCATCGAGTGGCGTTTCGTCATCCCACGCCTCAATCGATCGCAGGGGGTTCGCCCCTAAATCCGCCGAATAAATGCCGTCAGGGTTCCCGGTCCCATCTGATAGCCAGGTCGGGGAGCAATTTAGTGCTTTCGCCAAGGCGAGCAAATTCTTTCCTTTTGCCCCATTAGTTCCGGCCATCCAGAAGCTGACCGTCGCACGAGAGACGCCAGTTGCCCTGCTTATATCCGCTGCGCTGAGGCCCTGAGCCTTCATGCGCGCGTTGAGTCGTTCGCTGAAATTCATATTTAGGATTCTAAACAAGCATCTGTTTAGATAACTTGCACTTTGCTGTTAACATTTCTAAACTCAGCGGCAGTGAAGTGGAGAAACCTTAAATGACCTATGACCAAGCCCTGCAATTCTTCGGTACGCCCGGCGCGATCGGTGACGCATTACGCGTTACTCGCAGCCGCGTTTCGCAGTGCCGATCGGCCGGCGGCTTCTCCTACCCAATGCAATGCGTGTTGGAGAAAGAGTCCGCCGGTCAGCTCACCGCGAGCCGGCACGACGACCCTGCCAGCTCGACCAAGAAATCCGCTGCATAACCAATTTCAACAGCCAGGAGCATCGAAGCATGTACATGGACCCCAATCAAAAGCGCGCCATCCCGGTGAAGGTTCGATTCGAACCAGTGCTTGATCGGATTCTGCGTAAAGCCGCGACCAAAACCCGTATGCAGCACGCCACCTACCTCTACGAAATCATCGAGTGGGCAGTGGCCAATGGCGTGATCGAGGAACTCATGCAGGACAAACAAGAAGATATCGCGGGCTGAAGCCCCTTTGGAGGGCCAAATGACCGTAGAGCTTGAAAGGCTGCCTCCGCGTACTCGACAGCGAGTGGAGGAACTGATGTGCGTAAACGGCTGGAGCTTCAGCCGTGCTATCAACGAAATGACGGAAACCGCCATCGCGAGTGGGGCGCTTTCCGAGGTGGGAAGGAAGAAGGCGCCAGTCCTTCAACTGGTGACCCCAATGAGGGCCTCTGGCAGGGACTCTTCGGGGTAACCCAGAGGGCCTCTGCCAAATCCGAGACGAAAAAAAGCCGGGGTAGTGACCCGGCTCTCTTAAAACGCGTTGTGGAGCAAATCATGCACCAATCAATCCAAACGATCAATACCCCGGCCAGTGTCGCGACACAATTTGGCAACGGTGAAAACGTGTCGCGTGAAAAAATGAGCAGCTTCGACTTGCTCGACCTGGTCAACGCGGCGCGCAAGGAATTCGGCGAAAGCGAAGTTCGTCGCAATGATTTCACTGCGCGGTGCCGCGACGAGCTGGACGGCGAATACTACGAAACTTTCGTAGTAAAGAATCCGCGTGGCCCAGCCTCTGAGGCACTGATGTTGACCAAGGATCAGTGCCTTCTGATCTCGATGCGGGAATCGAAGGCAGTTCGCCGCTCGGTCGTCTCCAAGATCAATGCGCTTTCTCAGCCACGCGAACTCTCCCGCATGGATCTTATCCAGCTCGCGTTCGAGGCCGAGCAGCAGCGTCTGCAGCTGTCGATCCAGGTAGAGGCTCAGGCATCAAAAATCCATTCCATGGAAAACCTGTTCAAGGAAGGGATGACGCACACCCAATTTTGCAAGGGCCTCAATGGGGTCAACGTCATGCAGGTGGGCAAGTTCCTCGAGGGCCGCAGCTGGCTCTACAACGAGAGCAAATCCGGCCTGCGCTTCCGCGTGGCGTCCTACGCCCGCGACAAGTACATGACCGAGCATCAGCACGAAGTCACTCCCCACGGCAAAGAGCCGTTCGTTTCCTTCACGCCAGTTCTGCTCAAAAAGGGCGCCGTGCGCCTGTACGACCTGTACCTGGCCGGCGAGCTGCCAATGAAGAAGACCTGGGACGGGCTGTTCACTCATGACAAAGCACTCAAGGGGGCCGCGTGATGGCTCGCATCCGTACCGTCAAGCCCGAGTTCTGGTCGAGCGAGCAGGTCATGTCCTGCCGTCCGATGGCTCGGCTGCTGTTCATTGGCCTGTGGAACTTCTGCGATGACGGCGGCAACCATCCGCTGGCGCCGCGGACTATCAAGGCCTTGGTGTTCCCCGGTGACGACATCACCGCCGAAGAGGTGAGCAATCTGCTCGGCGAGCTGGAAGGCGCCGAGCTGATCCAGAGCTACTGGGCGACCGGGAAAAACTACCTCCATGTCCGTGGCTGGAAGCACCAGAAGATCGAGAAAAAGAACTTCAAATACCCCGGCCCGCCGTCTGAATTCGACGACCAGTCGGAGAGCATTCGCCAACAATTCGCCGAGGAGTCGTCGACTGATCGTCGACCGGTAGACCCCGGAAGGGAAGGGAAGGGAATAGGAGAAGATCAACACAACTCACTACACGCAGGTGAGGAAAATTCGGCCGACCCAAAGTCGCCGACTGAAATGACTCTCGACTGGGTGCCCGACCAGAAGCTGCTGAAATCCTATGCGCTGCGCATGGCAATTCCAGTCGCTGAGTTTACCAGCGAGGCTACCGCAGCCTTCGTCTGCCACTACTCGGCCTCTGGCCGCGTCGAGACTCAGGCCTCCTGGGTGAGCCTGCTGGTGAAGTGGGTGAAGCGCGACAACGCAACGGCCAGCAACGTTCGCCAGTTCCCGCCGCGTCGACAGCCTGCCGAGCCTGACTTCGAAAGCAATGCTTGGGCCGAAGGGCTTGTGGTGAGCCCATGAAGCCAGCCAACCAACTGATGGCGACCATGGGTAACCTGCCGCCGGCAAAACAGGCCCAGCCTCTGCATGTGAAGCCGCAGACCGCCGAAGTGGTGAACGACCTGTTCCGTCGTCTGCGCGGGATCTTCCCTGCGTGGCGCCAAGCGTGGCCGTCCACCGAAGCGCTCGACGCTGCCAAGGCCGAATGGATCAAGGAGTTCGCCGACGAGGGTATCCGCACCCTGGAGCAGATCGAGTTCGGCATCCAGAAGTGCCGGAAGCTCAAGAAACCTTTCGCGCCTAGCGTTGGTGAGTTCATCGCCATGTGCGTTCCGAGCCCGGAAGACTTCGGCATGCCTGCGCCGGCCGATGCCTGGCTCGAAGCGCTGATGGGCACCTACAGCCATGAAGCCGTGAAGCTCGCAGCAGAGGCTACCGGCCTATTCGACCTGCGCGCAGCAAAGCAGGAAGACAAGGGCCTGCACGCACGCTTCGACCGCAACTACGAAGTGATCCTGCGCCGCGCTCAGGCCAACCAGCCGCTGGACGGCAAGATCGCCACCGGCATCGGCCACGACGGCCAAAAGAGCGAGCTGGAACTGGCCGAGGAGTTCGCCAGCCAGCGACAGGCTCGGCTGCTGGCCACTCAGGGCGTCCCAACCACTGGCGCCGCTGCACGGGCGCAGCTGCTGGCCAAGTTCGGCAAGAAGACCACGGAGCAACGGACATGACCATCGACAAACAAAAACTCCAGAAGCTGCTGTGGAGTGAAGCCGCGTCATTCCGTGCCGACTGCGCAGACTGGAAGCGCAACACCGAGGCGCTGCAGGAATTCCTCGGGGAGAAGACCGTGGAGGAGGTGGCGCTGGAGCTGCTGGCCGAGAACGAGGCGCTGCGCAAGGATGCCGAGCGCTACCGCTGGCTTCAGCACGGTCACAGTGGCTACATCGAAGTCGTCGAGTGGATCGGACCGCACGCTACCGGGATGACCGGCGAAGACCTCGACGCGCTTGTGGACGGCGCGATGGCCAAGGCGGTGCAGTCATGAACGAGTTCGCAATCCGCAGCCAGCGCGACATCAGCCGCCTGATGGGCATCCTGCACGCAACCGACTTCACCAAACCCAAGATCGTGGTCATCAAGGACGAGAAGCGCCCGGACGTTTGCAACCGCAAGATGTGGGCAATGCTCAAGGACGTATCCGAGCAGGTGGTCTGGCACGGCAAGAAGCTGACCAGTGAAGATTGGAAGTGCCTTTTCAGTGCCTCGCTGGAGAAGCAGCGCGCGGAGCCAGGACTCGACGGTGGCTTCGTCGTGATGGCCGTATCGACCCGCAAACAGTCGCAGAAGTGGTTCAGCGATCTGTTCGAGCTGATGCATGCCTTCGGCGCCGACCATGACGTGCGCTGGACTGAGCAGGACAAGTGGGGAGGGCGGTATTGATGCGAACCGCCATCAAGGAACAGAAGGCCCCGAAGCCGAAGAAGTGCAAGAACCCAGCGTGCGGCATCAGCTTCCCGCCGCAGCGCTTGGGTCAGGCGGTGTGCAGTCCGAAGTGCGCGCTGGCCATGGCGCCTGCGAACAGCGAGAGAGCGAGTAAGGCGATCGCCCAGCTCGGTCGCCGCGAGATTAAGGTCCGCAAAGAGACCCTGAAAAGTCGCGGCGATCACCTCAAGGATGCCGAGAAGGCAGTCCGGGACTACCGGCGCACCTATGAGCTGAGCATCGGCAGCGGCTGCATCAGCTGCGGGGAATCGCAGGAATCGATTCTGGCCGCCCAGGGCTGGAAAGTGGGAGGGGCATTTGACGCGGGTCATTTCATGGGCAAAGGCGCCCGGCCCGAGCTGCGCCTAGAGCCATCCAACATATGGCTTCAGTGCAAGGCCTGCAACTCAGGCTCATATATGCACGCCCGCAAGGGCTACACCGTTTCTCAGGGCTTCCGCACCGGCCTGATTGCCCGCATAGGGCTGGAAGCTGTCGAGGCGCTGGAAGCCGACCATGCGCCACGCAAAGAAACCGTAGAGCAACTAAAAGCCATAACCGCCGAATACCGGACAAAGACCAGAGAACTCAAGAGGGCTGCAGCATGAATATCAACTCAGCACGTCAAGCCTGGCATGACTGCACCTACAACCCTGCGCCCGGGCAATCCTCAGACGTCGTTCAGTTGGGTGTGATGGTGCAGGCGACAGAGCGAGGCCCTACGGCAAACCATGCGATGCATAGTGCTCTAGCTGGTCACATTCAGTCGGCAATCGCCAAGCTTCACCCGCAAGTGCGCGTGTTCGGCGAATACATGTATGCCGCAAACCGCGACGACAACATCAGGGAAGCTGCCGAAGAGCTAGTGTTCGGGATGGTCGTATCAAAGTCAAAGCGAATGACGGCGGCCAAGCGGGAGAAGTTGGAGTTCGTAGTCAAGGGTGTGATGCGCCGGTATCGCTATATGCACCAGGGTGGGCAGTCGGCCAACGATGACCCGCTGATCAAACCGGAGGGGTTCCGTTCGTGGTTGATGGGAGAATTCGGAGTGAGGATTGAATCCTGTGCATGGGCGCGAGACTGGGAGCCGGTTGTTCAGCTTTCGTTCGATTGCTGTGAGGATCTTGATAGGATGGCATTAAGCCCTATCGGGGCAGTCATTTATCAGATGAAGGTAGCGGCTTAATGGATGGCCTAGAATTTTCGGCGAAGCTGATTGAAGCGGTTGTGTGGCCGGTTACGTTGGCGACAACTGCAGTTGTAATGTATTGGAAGAGACAGCAAAGCGGTGCCTTTTTTGGCGAGTTTTTCAAGCGGCTGAGAGAGTTCAGTGTGGGGAGCGTGAAAGTGACTCTAGCTGAGACTTCTTCTCCGGTCGCCTTGAGCGCCGATATAAAGTCGGCGCATTTCAGGCGTTATACGAATGGAGTAATCGTTCAGCAGATAAGCTTGCAATCTAAAGTTGCGATGCGTTTTCCGCTGACATTCCCGGTTGCTTTTCCCAACGAAGTCCTCAGTTTTCAGTTCGTAGACTCGCAACCTTACCCAATTCGGGAGGTTAGAAATGGCGGGTTCGTTCTTGATTTGACGGGGCAGCCTACGCCTATAAGTGTAAATCTAATCATATCTGGGCTTTGAATCTTGACTTCCCGCACGGCTGGCGGCATGATTTCGCTATATTGAGTATTTTGCCTGCGGCAATTTGCTCCACTAACCCTGCTTGCGAGCGGGGTTTTTTGTGTCTGAGATTTAACAAAACCCCAGCAAAAGGAATGCCGAATGATGAAGCGAATGTCCGCTTACCTGGGCCTGGCGCTCGCCGGCTGCCTGTCCTGTATCTCCATGTCGGCATTCGCCGAGCATGTTGCCTATGCCTACCGTTCCGCCGTGACGCTAGCCGAACTGCCAAGCGTCGGCGTGAAGCGTCTGGAGCTGACCCTCGCCATGTGGCGAACGGGTAGCCAGTCCGGTGATGATGGCTTGGCCTCTAATCTGCGCGCATCCAGCAATCACTTCGTGATGACCTCCGCCAAGGCTGCACCTGATGGTGTCGGTCTGCCCCCCTGCTGAATACGCCCGGAAGCAACAGAAAAAGCCCAGACATATGCGCCGGGCTTTTTGTAACGCTGAGGAAAGCCGCTACCCAAGTGGATGCTTTCCCAGATGTACCAAGTGCACCTGTAGCCAGGACAGCCTTCGGGAAGGCCTGGACGTCGATAGCCGGATAGTGCGACGCACGGATCAACGCCGGCAGCCCGTGCACCCTGACCTCACAATGCTTTCAGGGTGGCGCGAGACACGATCAGCGAGATCGATGCAAAGGGGCGTCGACGTTGGGGTGGTCTTTGGCCGACAGCTCGGAAAGACGAGCGCACCTATTCAGGGCCTCTGCATTCGCAGGGGCTTTTTCGTTTTCGGCTCCCCACACCCATAGCCCCGAGCTGGGAGTGCAGCGGACGCCGGATTTATCAATCTCCCCAAGGGGGAGGCAACCCGGATGCCAAACATGCCTGACAAGCCAGACACATGGGCCAAGATCTGGCTGGCGTTGAGCAATCCGCTCTGGCAGGGCGTGATCATGTCCATCACCGTATCTTTGCTTCGAGTCATGTACGACGCGAAGCAAACCAGTAAGCGCCGCATCGTTTTCGAGGCGCTGATCTGTGGATCGCTGAGCTTGGTCGCGTCCAGCATTATCGAGTGGATGGCCTGGCCTTCCAGTTTGTCGGTCGCTGCCGGTGGCACGATCGGCTTCCTCGGCGTGACAGCCATTCGCGAGCTGGTGACCCGCTTCCTCGGTCGCAAGGCGGATGCCGCATGAAGGCCTTCGCTGCTGCAATCATCATCGCCCTGGTCGGCCTGCTGCTCATTGGGATTCAACAGTCGCGCGTCGTCGCCCTTCGCGGGGAGGTGGCATTCGAAGCCAGCGAGAAGAAGAAGGCGGTCGACGCCAACCTCGAAAGCCAGGCCACGATCACCACACTGCGCGCCGAAGCCCAGCGCAATGCCGATTACCAGAAAGACCTGAACAAGCGGTTACAGGCCAGCCAAGCCAAAGCCAGAAAGGCGGAGAAGAATTTTGAAGAACTCAAACGCAACAGCAAGCCTGTTCGTGATTGGGCTGCTCAGCCTCTGCCTGACGGCCTGCGCGGGAAAGCCGCCATTGGTAACAAAGACAGCGGCAGTAAGAGTCGAGCCCCCTGAGCTGGTGCCATGTGAGCGGGTAGCTGATGAAGACCTCGCCGACAACGGCCAGCTGTGGGAACTGAAGAACCAAGCCATCAACCTGCTCGACACCTGTGCTGATCAGGTGGACGCGCAGATCAAGCGCAGTCAGAGCAAGTAGGTCGCGACACGTTTCGCGAGAGTGCAAATTGTGTCGCGACACGGAGTGATCAATGACGAATGTGACCAGGCTGCACCATGCGCTGCCGCTGAGCGCGGACATCAACAAGGCTGTGGTCGATCTGGACACTGCCGTCGCCAAGGCAATCGATGCTGCCAAATCTGCCGGCTTGCCCCAAGGTCTGGTGGTAGCAATCCTCCACGGACAGGCTCACGCCCAGACACACGAAATGGTGAAGGCATGACCGGCAAAGTATTGGAGTTCAAGCCAGCAGAGGCGCCGCATTCGGCCGGCGATGCGATCTGCTCGAACTGTAAGCATGAGTGGGTGGCTGTAGCGCCCGCTGGATGCCGCAATCTCGAATGCCCGTCCTGCAGCTCTCATCGTGGAGTATTCAAGTGGCCGTATGGCCCGAGTGAGGGAGAGGAGGGCTACCAGTGCAACTGTGCCTCCGACGACTTCTTCATCATGCGTCGGGGCACCCAAGCGAACGGCGCTGTGTTCTGCCGAGGCTGTGGCACAGAGGCAACTGGATGGTTCCAATAATCAAGGATTCCCCATGACAACCAAGCAACCCGACTGGGAGGCGATCGAACGAGCCTACCGGGCAGGTTCGCTTTCAGTTCGAGCAATCGCCGAAGAGAGCAATATCTCTCACGTAGCGATTGCCAAGCGAGCGAAGAAGGAAGGCTGGGTGCGCGACCTGACGGATAAGGTCAGAGCCGCAGCCAAGCGAAAGGTTACCAACGCGGTTACCACGGAAAGTTACCAAGACGATCCACTGGTAACCGAAGAGCAGATCATTGAGGAGGCTTCCGACAAGGTTGCCTCTGTAGTGCTCGCGCACCGAGTTGATCTGGCTCAGTGGCGAGGCATTGCGAACAAGCTCAGCGCCGCGCTTCAGGCCATGACAGTCAACGAGGCGAACATCGGCGACTTCTCCCGATCGCTCAACGCGGGCGTCGATGCCCAGCTCAAGGTCATCAAGGGCGAGCGCCAGGCCTACAACCTCGACACGGAAGAGGGCGACAAGACAGTCGACACCCTGGCCGCGATGATGGACGAACTATCGAAGGACGCCTGACATGAAGCCCGAGCACATGAAGCTGCTCCGGGATAAGCGTTGGCGGTTGAACAATCTCTACTTCATCACCGACAAGCAGGGCAAGAAAGTCCGCTTCCGGATGACGGATGAGCAGATTGAATACTTCGATGGGATGCATACCCGCAACATCATCCTGAAGGCTCGGCAGCTCGGCTTCACGACTGAGTGCTGCATCATCCAGCTGGACGCCGCTCTGTTCGAGTCGGCCAAGTGCGCACTGATCGCACACACCCTGAACGACGCTAAGCGCCTGTTCCGGGAGAAGGTGAAGTACGCCTACGACAACCTGCCGAAAGAGATCCGCGCCGCGAACCCGGCGAGCAACGACGCTGCCGGTGAGCTGGTATTCAGCAAAGGCGGCTCGCTCTACGTGTCCACGTCCTTCCGGGGCGGGACTCTACGGTATCTGCACGTATCCGAGTTCGGGAAGATTTGCGCCAAGTTTCCCCACAAGGCCAGAGAGATCGTCACCGGCGCCTTCGAGGCTGTTGCCACCGATTGCTTCGTCACGATTGAATCGACGGCGGAGGGCCGGGCCGGCTACTTCTTCGACTACTCACAGAGCGCAGAGAAGCAACTGCTGTCCGGTACGCCGCTCGGCAAGTTGGACTGGAAGTTCTTCTTCTTCAGCTGGTGGAAGAACAAGGCCTACTGGCTCGATCCGGCCGAGGCGCTCATCCCGCAGCGACTGACCGACTACTTCAACGAACTGTTCGCCAAGCACGGCATCGACACCAACCCGGGCCAGCGCGCTTGGTACGCCGCCAAGGAGAAGACCCTAGGCGACGACATGAAGCGGGAATACCCGTCGATCCCCGCCGAAGCCTTCCAGCAGTCAATCGAGGGCGCCTACTACGCCCAGCAGTTCACCAAGCTGTATGCCGCTCAGCGCATCGGCACGCTGCCAGACAACAGTCACCTGCCGGTGATGACCTTCTGGGACATCGGCGTCGGCGATTCCACGGCCATCTGGTTTGTGCGTCAGGTCGGCAACGAGTACCACGTCATCGACTTCTACCAGAACAGCGGGGAAGGCCTGCGGCACTACATGAAGGTGCTCAAGGACAAGGGCTACACCTACTCCGAACACTGGGGCCCGCACGACATCGACAACCGCGAGTTCGGCAGCGATGCCAAGACCCGCCGGGAAATGGCGCGCGAGGGCTACGAGATCGACGGCCAGCACTACCGCATGACGTTCCAGGTCGTGCCAAAGATCGGCGTCGACGACGGCATCGACCAAGCGCGCGAGATCCTCGCCCACTGCGCCTTTGACGAGGCGAAGTGCGAAGAGGGCATAACCGCGCTTGAGAACTATCGCAAAGAGTGGGACGACAAGAAGGGCTGCTGGAAAGACCGGCCGCTTCACGACTGGGCGTCTCACCCCGCTGACGCATGGCGCTACTTCGCTGTAGCCAAGACCAAGCGCGTAGCAGTCACGCACATTCCTGTCACATTCAGCTTCTGAGGCCATCCATGGCGAATTTCAGCACTCCCCGGGCAGAGTACGCACAAGCCCTGCCAGGCTGGCAGTTGGTGAAACGCTGCGTAGCCGGCGCGCGAGAGGTGCGCAAGCACGACGAATACCTGCCAATGCCAGACCCGGAAAACAAATCACCGGAAAATCTGGCTCGATACAAGCAGTACAAGAAGCGGGCGATGTTCCTCAACATCACCGGTCGCACTCGCACCGGTCTGATGGGGGCGGTGTTTCGCAAGACGGCGGAGCTGTCACTGCCGACCGCGGTTGAGTATCTGAAGGAGAACGCCAGTGGCGACGGCACCAGCCTTGAGCAGTTGTCGAAGGAATCGGTTGGCGAGTGCCTGGACAGCGGGCGAGGCGGCTTTCTTGTCGACTTCCCGACCGTGGCCACTGAAAGCGGCGTCAGCTCGATGGCTGATCTTGCTACCAAGCGCGCCCTGATCCATCACTACGACGCCCTGTCGATTATCGACTGGGATGAGCAGGTGATCGATGGCGTGAAACGCCTGGTGTACGTGAACCTGCGGGAATGCGTTTCTGAGTTCAACGCTGCCGATCTGTCCCGCGAGACATACACACAGAACCGAGTCCTGCTGCTGGTCGATGGGAAATACATACAGCGGGTCTACAAGGAAGGCGAAGCAAGCGTCGAGGAGGCGCAGCCTACTGACAAGGCTGGCCAGCCCTTCGATCACATCCCGTTCAGCTTCTACGGCGCCCAGAACAACGACGCCAGTATCGACAAGTCGCCTCTGGAAGACCTGGCCGACGTCAACATCCTGCACTACGGCAACAGCGCCACGGTGGAGGAGAGTGGCTTCATCAGTAGCCAGCCGACGCTGTTCATCACCACCAGCATCGAAGTCGACGAGTTCGCGAAGCTAAACCCGAACGGTATGCACATTGGCTCGCGCCGGGGCCACAACCTCGGGAAGTCCGGATCCGCAGTCATGCTGCAGGCCACCGAAACCCAGCTCGCCCGAACCCTGATGAAGGACAAGGAAGAGCAGATGCTGATGATCGGCGCCCGCGTCGTCCAGAAGGGCAGCGGCGCCGAGACGGCAGAGGCAGTTCGAATCCGGTACAGCTCAGACAACAGTGTGCTGGGCACCATTGCTGGCAACGTATCCGAGGCCCTGAAGCGAGCCATCCTCGACGCCGAGCGCTTCATGATGGATGCGCCGGACGAGAAGGGCACGGTGTTCTGGCTCAATCAGTCGTTCTTCGACGAGACGATGACCGCGCAAGACATCCTCGCCCAAGTGCAGCTGTGGCAGCAGGGCTTCATTGCGAAGTCGGATGTCCGGGTGAACCTGCGTCAGGGCGGTGTGCTTGAAGCGGATCGCACTGACGAGAAAATCGACGAAGAGCTGGCCAGCGCGCCACCTGTAGGCGGAAACGATGAGCAATGAAGGCTTTCTTGAGGACGCCGCCACGCGTCACCAGATTTACGTCCAGCGATACGCTGGCGGAAACTTGAAGCGCGTCGCGTCGTTCATCAGTAAAGCCATCAAGACGGCAAAGCAGCGCGTATCGGACGGCCTGAGCGCTTACGGCACTCGTCGGTACAACTCTCAGATCGAAACGCTTCAGAGCGACTTGCGGGGCATCTACGACGACCTCAAAGGGCGCGCTCAGCTGGATCTCGGCGAGTTCGCCACCTACGAGGCCCAGTTCAACGCGACGATGCTGGGCAAGGTTGTCCGTGCGGTGGTTCAGCTCAATGTTCCACCGGCCGAGATGATCTCCGCCGCTGCTCTGGCAGATCCTCTGCAGCTCGAAGCACGCAAGGGCATCCAGCGCATCAGCATCAGCGGTGCTCTCGACCAGTTCGGAACAAAGAAGGCTGCCGAGATCATTGGCGAGATTCAGATCGGTTCGAGCCTGGGCGAAACCAGCCAGCAGATCAGCCGGCGTCTGACCAGCATTCACCAGTTGCAGCAGGACCAGGCCGGCGCACTGGTTCGCACCATGACCAACCACATCGCCAGCACGGCGCGAGCGGAAACGCTGAAGGCGAACGACGACATCCTCGCAGGGATGCGCAGGGTGGCGACCTTGGACTCGAAGACCACGCTGTTCTGCATGAGCGTAGACCAGACGGTGATCCCGCTGGATGGGCCGAAGCCGCCGTATCACTGGGGCTGCCGCACGACGCTCATTCCTGTGTTGAAAGACGAGTTTGCCCGAGAGATAAAAGGTTCGACGCGGCCCTCAAACGGCCCTGATGGGGTGTCCTTGGTATCGAGCAAGACTAGCTATCAGGAGTGGCTGGCGCGGCAGCCGGCTGCCTTCCAGCGCGACATTCTGGGTCCAAATCGGTATGCGCTGTTCAGCAAAGGGGGCCTGAACCTATTCAAGTTTATTGACGACAACGGCAAGACGCTGACCCTCCAGCAATTAAAGGACCTGGAGCCGCTAGCTTTCGAACGCTCTGGATTGCTATAACACCGCCCTTAACTTGCGGGGTGAGAAATGGCAAAAGGATGGGCGGTTTTCGTTGGAGCTATCGGGGTAAGTGTAGGTTTTTTGGCCGGTTTTCTTTCTGCAATTCGTATGAATCCTGCGACTGCAGATAGATATGTTTTGAGTCTTGGCTCAGTTGGCGAGTGGGTATCTGGGATAGGGGCTTTAGCTGCGGTAGTGACAGCCGTGGTGATTGCAGAAAAGCAGCGCAGAGAAAATATGGAGCAAATCTCTTTTACGCCCAGCTTGAAACGGCTTGTAAACGTGAGTCCGATGAGTTCAGAAAGAAGCTTAGTGGTTGACGTGGTTTCTACTGGAAACAGGCCCGCAAGGATTATCGGTGCAAAAATACTTAACCCTAGCGGTAAGTCTTGCTGGGTTAGTAATCACGCAGGCGAGTCGGGTAAGAAATTTCCTATCGACTTAAATTACGGTGAAGGCCTTGATATCTGGATTGAGTCGCTAGATGTCCGATCCGTATTAGAGAGTTTTGATGATGGCTGTTCTAAGGCAAAAATGGTTGTTAATACCACTTTGGGTTCTTGGGACGTCGACGTATCACAACAATTGGCAATCCTAAAAAAAGAGCGCAACAACCCCGAAAAATCAATTTTTGACTGAGTAATTTTGACCACAGAAGCCCGGCCATGCGCCGGGTTTTTTTATGCCCGCAGGCAGGGCCTGCACTACGTCTCTGGGAGACAGCAATGACCTTGAAATTCCAACTGGACAGCCTCGAAGGCGTCGACGAGTCCATCCAGGCCCTGTACGTCGAGAAAGACGGCAAGTTCGTCCTTGGCATCGAAGGGCTGCCACAGCCGGAAGATGTTTCCGGCCTGAAATCCAAAGTCCAAGAGCTGCTGGACGAGAAGAAGGCAGAGGCCGAAAAACGTAAAGCCGCCGAGGACCAGGCACGCCTGGATCGTGAAGAGGCGCTACGCAAGTCCGGAAACGTCGAAGAGCTCGAAAAGTCCTGGTCCGAGAAGTACGCGCGCCGCGAAGCTGAGCTGAGCAGCCAACTTGAAAGCACGAACGCCACCCTGCAAGGCCAGATCCGGGATCTGACCGTGGGTCGTACTGCTACCGAGATCGCGACCACTCTGGCCATTCCGGGCAGCTCCAAGGCATTGCTTCCCCACATCGAACGCCGACTCAGCGTTGAGCAACGCGACGGCAAACCAACCGTCGTCGTGCTGGACGCGGCCGGCAAGCTCTCGGCGGCAACGCTGGACGAGCTGAAAGCAGAATTCACCAACGATCCGGCCTTTGGTCCGCTGATCGCTGGCAGCAAGGCATCGGGCGGCGGGGCCGGCGGTGCTGGAAAAGGCGGCGGGGCCGCAAAAGGAAACATCGGCGGCACCAAAGAGGAACGACAGGCCGCAATCGCGAGCCGGTTCCCAGACCTCCCTCAGAAATAAGGAAAATCACTCATGTCCCTGTCGCAAATGCAGGTCTTCAACGAATACGTAATGCCGGCGACCATCGAGACGCTGGATCAGATGCTGGTCGCGTTCAACGCAGCCAGCCGTGGCGCCATCCTGCTGTCGCCTGACGGTTTCACTGGCGACTTCCTCCAGGAGTCGTTCTTCCAGACCCTGGCTGCCGCCCAGCGCCGCGTCGATCGCTATGCCGCCAACGGCGCCGCACCGATCACCGACCTGACCGAGCTGAAAAACTCCTCGGTAAAAGTGGCTGGCGGCTTCGGCCCGATCCGGTACGAGCCTTCGCAGATGACCTGGCTGGAGCGCCCAACCGCGCAGGGCATCGAAGTGGCATCGCGTGCGTTCGCCGAGATCCTGCTGAAGGATCAGTTGAACACCGCAATCGCTGCACTGGTCGCCGCAATCACCGCTCAGGCGGCAGCCGTGAACGACGTGTCTGCAACTGCCGGCATCAGCCAGGCTGCACTGAACAACGCTCACGCGAAGTTCGGCGATGCGAGCCAGTCGCTGGTCACCCAGATCATGCAGGGCACCACCTACCACAAGTTGGTCGGTCAGGCGCTCACCAACAGCGAGCAGCTGTTCCAAGCGGGCAACGTCCGCGTAGTGGACATCCTCGGCAAGATCTCGGTGGTCACTGACGCGCCGGCGCTGATGCAGACCGGTACGCCGAACAAGGAAATCGTTCTGTCCCTGGTTCAGGGCGCAGCGATGGTGCACGACGGCCGCGACATCATCAGCAACGTTCAGACCACCAACGGCAAAGAGCGCATCGAAACTACGCTCCAAACCGATTACACCTTTGGCCTGGGCCTCAAGGGTTACACCTGGGACACCACCGCCGGCGGCAAGTCTCCGACCGACGCCGAACTGGCGACCGGCACCAACTGGGACAAGACCGCCACCAGCATCAAGCACACCGCCGGTGTGGCTCTGATCGGTGACGCCTCCAAGTAACCCTGACTGCTGAGCCGGGCTGCGTGCCCGGTTCCGCGAGGACATGATCATGAGCAACAAAATCTGGTATCTGCCCGGCCCGTTCCACCAGTATCGGGAAAACGTGAAAGAGCTGGCTAAGGAATACGGTTTGCGCATCGTCGACGCGAACGTCACCGAAAACCGCGAGGGTGAAGCTGTTGATGTGCCTGAAGTGACACTGCGACAGGCAGCTCCGGTGCCGGTCCTGGTGATCGACGGCCACGGAGGTGTTGATGGCGCAGCGTTGCAGGAGCTGATCGACAAGTTGAATGCAGAGCGCGACAGCGTCGTGCTGTTGATCGAAGCGGCCGAGGGTCTCGCTCCACTGGAACATCCTGGCGCCGGCGAACTGCCGATTCGGCTGTTCGATGCATTGACCTCTATTCACGAAGGCATCGCTTCACTGAAGAGCAAGCGCGATGAACTGCTGGGTGAAGTTGAATCGCTCCGCGCAGAAGTCGTGCGGCTGACTCCTGCACCGCAGAGCAACGGCTCAGCTCTCGATGATCTTACCGTCGTGCAGATCAAGGAACAGCTCGACGCCAAGGGTGTTGGCTACAAGGTCAACGACTCGAAGCCTGAGCTGCTCGCTCTGCTGAAGGCCCACCAGTAATACCCGGGGCTTCGGCCCCACTCATTCAAGCGGAGGCCTGATGGCTACCTACATCACCGTGGCGGACGTTGACACCATCCTCGGGGCTTCATGGGCTCCAGATGACAAGAAAGCCCGCGCCGTGTTGCAGGCGAATGCCTATCTGACCTCGCTCAACCTGGTCGGCATCGACATGGACGCCATTCCCGAAGAGGTGAAGCAGGCCGGCGCTGAGCTGGCGGTCGTCGCTTCCGAGGGCAAGCTGTACCAGCAGCAGACCGAGGGATCGCTGGAGGCCAAGACGGTTAAAGCTGGATCGGTGACCACAAGCAAGACGTTCGCCTCGATCGACACCAGTAAATCCACCGCGCTGCCCGATGGGGTCCAGTTCGCGCTGGGGCTGCTCGCGCCATGGCGTGTTAGCGGCTTCAGCTTCAACGTGTACAGGTGACCCATGGGCCTACGTGAAGATATCCAGGCGGATCTGGCCGAGGCCTTCGACACTGATCTGGCGGACGCCGTGAAGCCATTCAGTGGCGGCGTGACGCTGCCGGGAACGTGGGATCCAGTCAACGAAGTGCCGGGCGATCCTGTGGTCATTGCCTACACCGGCCGAGGCGTGTTCGACGCCTTCAAGATTGCTCAGATCGACGGTGTAAACATCCGCGCCACCGACCAGCTGCTGATCGCGCTGACCAACGAAACCATCGGCGGGGTTCCGGACATCGGCCACAAAATCAACGATTTCGACGTGGTCAACGTCCAGACCGATCCGGCCGGCGCCCACTACGAGATCCAGCTGAGGAAAGTCTGATGACGAACAAGGCGGGCTGGAGCCATAGCCTTACGGACTTCGCCGATCAGGCTGGCGAGGACATCACCCAGATGGCGCGCGTCATCGCGACTGCCATGCTTACGGAGGTGGTGAACCGCTCGCCGGTCGGCAACCCTGACCTGTGGCAGGCCAACGTGGCGCTGCGCACGAAGAACGTAGCGCTGGCAGATGCCTATGACGCGAATGTCGACGCACGTAACGCGGCGCGCACCGGTGGCCGGGCCTTCAAGAAGCTGACCAAGCGTGAGCGCGAAGAGAACTATTTCGTCAAAGCGCAGGCAGCGGGGAAGGGCTACATCGGTGGCACGTTCCGAGGCAGTCACCTGGTATCGATCGGCACGCCCGACATGACTGTGACCGACAACATCGACCCGTCCGGCCGCGAAACGATCAGCAAGGGCAGCATGCTCATCAAAGCATCGGGGCAGTTTCCCGTCATCTACATCCAAACGAACAGCCCCTACGGCGAGGCGCTGGAACTGGGGCATTCCACGCAGGCGCCCGGCGGGGTCTATGACCTCGCGTTCATCGGCGTATCCGAGGCCTACAAATGACCTTCGAGCAGATCAGAGCGCTCATCACCGCGCGCATGGTGGCCTTCACCGGCATTGACCAGGAGCGGATCGATTACCCGAACCAGCCGAAGGTGTTCACGCCGCCGGCAACCGGCCTCTGGTGCCGGCTGAATATCCAGTACGCATCGGCCTTCATGGCTGGCATGGCCGACCGACCGCATACCCGCAAGCCCGGGCAGATCAGCATTCAGTGCTTCGCCCGCGAGCGAACCGGAACCAAAGCCATCAACGAACTTGCCGACGCGCTCGAAGCGCACTTCGCCTACTGGATGTCCGGCGACCTTGAATGCATGGAAGCCAGCCAAGTGGTGGCCGGTGAGTTCGAGGGCTTCTACCAAATCAACGTCAACATCCGGTTCCGCGCCGGCTAGGGAATATTTAAGTACGTATCAAGAGAGTGCCATTTCTGGCCAATACCCAGGGTGTCGATAGCTGCTTGGGGCGTTTGATAGACAGAAAGGGGATCCACTCTATCATCCGGCCAGTCAGCAAATGAGTGAACGACAACGGCCGATGTTTTCTCTATCCGTCCTGCCTGATAAAAGCCGACAGCTCCAATTTCTAAGGGGCTGAGCCAAATATAAAACTGGTGCCGCCAATACTCTTCGTGACTTTCGCACTCCCGAAAAATAGACCTGTCGCTGATCATTTTTTTTGTCTCACGGTACTCAATGATCAAGCGAGCTGCCGTAAGCCAAGCAAGTCGATCTGGATTGCGAGGGCTCCCGTTATTGCCATCCGTGATTGCCTCATATGCCCTTTCAAGGGTCTGTGTTGCGTGCTTCAGAAGCCGTTCATTTTCCTTCGTGTGGGCTGTTGATCTGATGGTCCAGAAGGCCGCGATTGCCGACGCAGCACCAGCCAGTGCGGCCAGCGACTCCCAACTTGGGAGGTGAGCGTATATAGCATGAAGAACAAATCGCCATTCCATTGCTTGGGTGCATCCCTTGATTGATAAAGGCTAATTATGCCGTCGGAATGAACCATTACTAGTCCAGCCTGCCCGCTAATCGCGGGTTTTTTTATGCCCGCGAATAGGAGGCTCCAATGAGCTCTGGCGCAAAAGTTGTAAGCCACATCATTGCGGAGGTGACGCCCGGCGTTACTCCCACCGGCACCTGGGACACGCTGCGCCTCACCGGCAACGCGCTGACCCCGACCGTCAACACCGAAGTCAGCGACGAAATCACCGACACCCGGCTGAGCCAAGGCTCGGTGGCCACCAGCATCGATATCGGCGGCGATCTGACGGCCGAGTTCTCGTTCGGCTCGTTCGACCAGCTGCTGGAAGCTGCCTTCTACGGCGTGTGGACGGCTGACGTGCTGCGCGTAGGCGATACCCGCCATACCTTCAGCATCGCCAAGGGCTACAACGACGTCGGCGTCTATGGCGTGTTCAAGGGCGCGCATGTCTCGACCTTTGCGCTGGACATCCCATCGGAAGGCAAGGTGACCGCCACGTTCAACATGGCGTGCCTGGACTACACCGACGGCGACACCCCGATTGTTGTTTCGCCGAATGCGCCGACCGCCACGCCGTTCCTGTCGAACAACAACGTCGGCACGATCTTGGTGAACGGCCAGTCGCTGGAAGGCGTGGCCTGCGTCTCGGCCATGACCGTGAATCTGGACAACAGCCTGCAGACTCAGCGCTGCCTTGGCTCCGATCGTCTCGGGCCTGGCGCGCACATCGCCACCGAGGCGGCGGTGACCGGCAGCATCACGCTGGCCTGGTCGAAGCGAGCGTGGGAGATCTGGAAGAACACCTTCACGCGGACGCCGATCGCAGTTGTGTTCCCGATCACCGACTCGCTGGGCAACAAATACACGTTCAACTTCCCAGCAGTGGAAGTGGACGGCGAGCTGCCGAACGGTGGTAAGCGCGACCTGATCGAGGTCACGCTGAACTACACCGTCGCGAAGCTCAGCCCGACCATCACCCGCGAAGCGGCTGATCCAACCCCGTAAACCCTTTGGCTCCCTCGGTTCAAACGCCGGCCGGGGGAGCTCTTTTATTGGCGTGGCGTTGAGGAATTGAAATGGCTCTGCAACTGGGCAAGAAGAAGCCGGCGATCGCCGGTGAGCGCTGGGCGAAGTTCGACGACGACACCAAGATCCTGCTCGCCAGTATCGACAACCCTGAATACCAGGTCGCCCTTGAGCGCATGCGCCGCCGAATCCAGCGCAACGACGCGCGGTTTGAAGAAGGTCAGGTGGGTGTGGTCGCCGGCGAAATGACCGAGCACCAGAACCACGCAATGCTGCTCAGCCACTTCATCGTGAAGGACTGGGAAGGCGTGCTGGATGCCGACGGCAATCCGATCAAGTACAGCCCGCCCGTAGCTGCTGAGCTGCTAGAAAACAACATCGAGTTCTTCATCTTTGTCCTGCGTGAAGGCGCGCTGGCTGCCAACGATGCCGCCGAGGAGCGAGCCGAGTCGGTGGGAAAGCAGTCGCCCGCTTCGAGTGGGAGCAAGAGTGGGGCGGGGAAAGCGAGAAGCGCCGAGCGGTCTACTCGCGCCTGAAGATGGCGATCCCCGGCGAGCCAGAGAATGACCCGCTCACCGCCTATCTGCTCAACCTGTACCGGAACGTGTCTCGCGGCCGCCGGTACATCGCTGGGATGGCGGGGGCATTCCCGCTGCCGCTCTCGGCGCGGGAGATATCTGACTGGCTGGAGTCGCATCCGTCGCCGCTGCCGCGCGATGAGATTGATGATGTGATGTTTGCGCTGGATGCGGTGTGCTTGGCCGGAGCCGACGAGTGATTTTGTCGAGGGCCTCGACTTGGTGCTAGATTCCCCTTTCAAACAGGGAGGGGTGTCTTTGAAAAGACAAATAGCATTTGGGCTGGCGTTCTTGCTTCTGGCGGGTTGCGAAACTACTCGCGTTTCGCCTGATAAGGCTGCACAGGTCCCAGCAGACGATATTTTCGCCTTTGGGAAGCCAACTTCGGCCGGTGATGCTCGCATTGTTTTCACTCAGGATGCAGGCGCTCTGAGCTGCTTCGGTGCAGGTATGCAAGTTTTTCTCAGCGAAAGGCTGGCAGCTGAAACGAGCAGCGGGAAATCGGTGAAGCTGTACCACAAGCCCGGCCCGGTTCAACTGAGCATCAAAAACAATGCTGCGTGCGCCGGGGGAGATCTGCGAGGAATGTTGCTCGATTTGAAGCCTGGATACTCTTATTCAGTTCGCGGATATCGCGGAATGTGGGACAAGGCTGAGCCATTACTCACATCTCCAGAGCCCTACAAATACAAGTAGAGAGGCGGCATGAAACGATCACTCGCGGCATCGCTAGCATCGCTGTGTATAGCGCTATCAGCTCATGCAGATGATAGTTCGTGTAAGAAAATCTCGGCGCTAGCCGGGCAGGCCATGACGGCGCGCCAGAACGGTCAGCTGCTTGAGGATTCGCTTGAAAAGATCGGCGATGGCAGCAAATTTGCCAGGAACATGATTCTTCGAGCTTACGAACGGCCCGTTGCCATGATGGAGGCCTTAAAGCCGGAAATGGTGAGAGAGTTTCAAAATGAGGCGTTTCGCGAGTGTTTAAGCGCCAACGAGTAGCAGATTGAAAACAAGCCCGCTTCGGCGGGTTTTTTATTGCCTGGAGAAAAGTAATGGCTCAGACATCCCGCCTGGTTCTGGAGATCGACAGCCGGGACGCCGAGCAAAAGGCTGCTGACACACGCAAGGCGCTTGAGGCGCTCGAGGGCGCCGGTCTTCGGGCCAAGCCAGTGATGGACAAGCTGGCCGACGGGATTGATAGCGTCGGCGAGTCCTCAGAGTCCACAGGCAAAAAGGTCAAAACGCAGAAGGAGCAACTGGAAGAGCTGCTGGGGAGCATCGACCCTGTCACCCGAAAGCTGGGTGAGCTGGACAAGCAAGAGAAGGAACTTGCCAAAAACCGGAAGCTTGGCTTGATCGACGCGGATACTTTTTCCGAGTATCAAACCAAGATCAACACCACCCGAGCTGATCTGGGGCGATTCAACGCGGACCTTGGCAAAGCCGGCATGACGGCGAAGGCAACAGCCGCCGCGCTGCGTGGCGTGCCTGCACAGTTCACCGATATCGCTGTTTCGCTGCAGGGCGGACAGGCGCCTCTCACTGTTTTCCTGCAGCAGGGTGGCCAGCTTAAGGATATGTTCGGCGGTGTTGGGCCGGCCGCGAAAGCGTTGGGCGGCTATATCCTTGGCCTAGTCAACCCGTTCACTGTGGCTGCCGCAGCGGTTGGCGTGCTCGGTCTGGCCTACTACCAAGGCTCGAAAGAGCAAGACGCTTACCGCCTTTCGCTCGTCACCACTGGCAACGCTGCCGGCACCACCACGCTTGCGCTGGCCGAGATGGCGAAGCGTGTCAGCGGCACCGTTGGCACCACTGCAGACGCTGCTGCGGCACTGGCTCAACTGGCGGGCACTGGGAAAATCGCGAGCTCAAGCTTTGAGCAAATCGCAACATCTGCAATTGCCTATGAGAAAGCCACGGGCAAAGCAGTGTCGGAGACCGTTGCTGAGTTTGCCCGGCTTGCCGACGACCCTGTGAAAGCGGTTGCGGAGCTAAACGACAAGTACAACTTTTTGACCGCGTCGGTGTACGAGCAAATCCGAGCCGCTCAGCAAATGGGTGAGAAGGAGGCAGCCGCAGCTATAGCGCAGGAAGCCTATGCCAGGGCGCTGGGCGAGCGTGCTGCAACGATGAAGGCGAACCTCGGCACGCTTGAAAAAGCGTGGAATGATCTTGCTGGCGCAGCCAAGAGCGGATGGGATTCCATTCTGAACATCGGGCGCGAGTCGAACGACGGCCCCGATGTTCAAGCCATCCAGCAAAAGATCAATTACCTGAAATCCACTCTCGATACGGGTTACGAGGACGGTAACGCAAGGGAGCGAATCGCCTCTCTTCAGGCTGAGCTGGACGCCTACAACAAAAAGTCCAAGGCCGAGCAGGACGCTGCTGATGCTGCCGCGCGAAACGCCCAAATTCAGCGCGACGGCCAAGCCGCATATGAGGCTTTCGAAAAAAATAAAGAGCAGCACTTCACAAAGGAGCAAAAGAGGAACAAGGCCCTTGAGGATGAGCTGAAGCGAATCAACGCAGCAAGGGCGGCAGGCTATACGATCACAGCTGAACAGGAGGCCGCAGCTCTGAAGGCTATCCGGGAAAGCGATAGCTTTAAGGGGGCCGCGGAGAAGAAGCCTAAGGCATACCGCGAAGACGCCGGCACGAAGGCGCTTGATCAGGCTCGCCAGCAATATGCAGTGCTGCAGCAGCAGAACTCCCTTATCGGCGTGCAGAAGGGTGAAGTCGACAAGCTTGGCGCTGCCGGGCAGGCTCTGGTGAAGTGGGAACAGGAACTCGCCGACATCAAGGGCAAGCAGATCCTGACGGCCGACCAGAAGGCCTTGATCGCGAATCAGGAGCTGATCACCGCCCAGCTGAAAAAGAACGCCGCGCTTGAGAAGGAAAACCAGCTCAAGAAGATCTCCACGGAGGAGACGCAGAAGCTCGCGGCATTCCAGGCCAATCTGGCCAGCCAATTGGCAAAGGCACAGACTGGCTTGGACAACAACCTCGCCGGCATGGGGATGGGCGACCAGCAGCGTCAGCGCTTGCAGGAGCAGCTCAGCATTGAGCAGCAGTACCAGTCGCAGATGGACGCTCTGCAGCAGCAGCGCAATGAGGGGCGCATCAGCGAAAAGCTGTACAGCGAAGAGACTGATGCACTCCGCTCAGCACTGCAAACCCGTCTCGCCATGCAGCAGCAGTACTATACGGATGTGGACAAGGCCCAATCGGACTGGGCGCTCGGTGCTTCGTCGGCGTTTCAGACCTATTCGGAGCAGGCGCGCGACGTCGCCGGCCAGACCCGCAACCTGTTCACCAACGCCTTCAGCAACATGGAAGACGGCATCATCCAGTTCGTGAAGACCGGGAAGTTGTCGTTCAAGGATCTGGCGGACGGCATCATCGCTGACCTGATCCGCATCCAGGTGCGACAGGCGGCGGTTGGCATCTTCGGCACCGTCTTCAGCGGATTGACTGCCGGTGCTTCAGCCGGTAATGGCCTCGCAGCCGGTTCGGCTGGCGCAACGTCTTCCACTCTGGGCGCATCTGCTGCCGGCTACAGCTCGAAGTTCGGATTCTCCGATGGCGGCTATACCGGCGACGGCGGCAAGTTCGAACCGAAGGGCGTGGTGCATGGCGGCGAGTTCGTTGTCCGCAAGGAAGCGGTGAGCCAGCCAGGCGCACGGGAATTCCTCGAGCGCATGAACGCGAACGTCAAAGGGTACGCAGATGGCGGCTACGTTGGCGCAACTGCTGCGGCATCAACCTCCAATGTCGTACCGATCTCGGCGAGCTCGTCCACTGCTCCGGTCATCCAGCAAAGCTTCAGCTTCCAAGGCACACCAGATGACGCGACCGTCAACATGGTGCGCGAGGCGGCAATGCAAGGTGCCAAGGGCGGCTACGAGCTGGTCGTGCGTGACCTGAAAATGAACGGAACTATCCGCCAGCTGATCGCGCGGCGCTAAGCAATCTAAGGAGTACTGCATGGCTCTCACGTGGCCGGCTTCGCTGCGCCCGTCAGAAATGACGTGGGGCATCGTCAACAACAGCAGGGCGTTCACCTCGACGCTCTCGAATGCCCAGCAGATCGTCGGCTACCCGGGCGCTTACTGGCAGTGCACCTTGACCTTCGGACTACTCACCAGAGCCCAAGAGCGCGAGCTGTCGGCGTTTCTCGGGCGACTGGATGGGATGTTCGGCACCTTCAACTTGCCGGCCTTCACCCGTCGGCGAACCAACAGCGTCGGCGTGCTCTCAGTGGTCACCGGCAATGCTCAGGCGCGGTCGATGGTCATCGGCGGCGCGCCGGCGAACGCCGCTGTGTTCGCTGCTGGCGACTACATCACCATCGCGGGTGAGATGTTCGAGATCACCGATGCGGCATCGGCGAACGCGCAGGGCAGGGTGACGGTGTCGCTCAACAAGCGGATCCGCAGGACGCTCACAGCCGGTACCGCCGTCGAGTACCTCAACCCATATTCCGAAATGCGCATGACCACCGACACCTGGGCGATGTCCGTAAAGCCAGTCATCGCAAACGGCAGCTACCAATTCAGGGAGGCGTTCTGATGCCATCAGCATTCCCGTTCAGCCAGAACGTGGTGAACATCATCGCGACCGGCCGATTCATGCCGGTGTACGCCGTGCAGCTCGACTTCGTCGACGGCATGGTCTTCGCGCACACCGGTACCGGCGATCTGGTAATCGACGGTATTACCTACCTCGGCGTGGGCAATTTCGGCCAGGTAAGCCAGTCGCAGGAGAGCGACAACTCAGGCTCGCCAATGTCGGTGGAACTGACCCTGAGCGGGCTGGATGCCTACATCCTTTCCGAAACCAACGTCCGGGGCTGTCGCGGGCGGATGGCCAAAGTCATGTTCGTGGTGTTCGACGAGGCCGGCAACTACGCGGCGGACATTCTGTTCTCCGGCCGGATGGACGCGGCGAAGTTCACCTTCGCCGGCAATGGCGAGGACGGCAATAGCATCACCGTCCCGGTTATCGATCGCATGGCCGAGTGGAGCCGTACCGGTACTGAGCGTTTCACCGACGAAAACCACCGCGCGCGCCACGACGGTGACCGGTTCTTCTACGCCATCGCCCAAATGTCCGAGTGGCCCATTTACTGGGGCTCGAAGAAGGACGCGCCGACATTCACCTATGGAAGCTAGCCATGCGCTACCGAGACTGGACTACCCGTCTGAACGAAACGATCAAGGCCGCCCAAGAGCGGCCTTTTTCATGGGGCGAATTTGACTGCTGCCTGTTCGCCGCCGACTGCACGGTGTCGGTGTGTGGCGTCGACCCGGCGGCGAACTACCGGGGCAAGTACACGACGGAAACCGGGGCCAAGCGGCAGCTGAAGAAGCAGCACGGAAGCCTCGAGGCGGCATGGGATACGCATTTCGCCCGGGTTCCGCTGCCGTTCATCCAGCGCGGTGACGTCGTGCTGTACGACGCGCCCGGCGGACGAAGCATGGCCGTGTTCTGGGCGGGAGATTACTGGGCGGCGACCGATGACGGTGCGGCCCGGGTTGAGTGCGAGCCACTGGCCGCGTGGAGAATTGAATGAGCGGCGGCGTTAAAAAACTTGCATCGGTCGTCATTGGCGCGGTGGTTGGTTTTGCCCAGGGCGGCCCATGGGGAGCCGTGGCTGGCGCAGCACTGGCCTTTTACGCGGCTGAGCAACAGGAAAAGCTCAACACCAAGTCACCCCTGCGCGACAACGAGCCGTCTGCCCAGACCGTACGCTCCTCGAAGGCACCGGTGCGCTTCATCCTCGGCCGCGTCTCCACTGGCGGCGTCCTGGTGTGGGCGCAAGAGCAGTCCGGCGATCAGGGCGAGGGTGAGTGGCTGCACCTGGTGTACGTGCTGTGTGAGGGCGCAATCGATGCGCTCGAAAACATCTACCTCGGCGAGGAAGAAATTGGCGCGTTCGGCCCGCTGGCCAGCTACGAGCTGGTCGTCAATCCGACCCAAGTGAACGCGTTCCTGAAGGCCAACTGCCCCGACTGGAAAGACTCGCAGATCGGTCGCGGCCTGTCCTATGTGCGGGTTTCCCTTCGTTACAGCGCAGAGAAGTTTCCATCGGGCATCCCTGACACACGCTTCGTGGTTCGCGGCCGGAATGATATCTACGATCCGCGCACCGGGGCGGCGGGTTACAGCGCAAACACGGCGCTCCACCTGCTCTGGTTCCTGCGTAACCGCTGCAACGTGCCGGACGATGAAATCGTCTTCGAGACCTTCGCCAGCGCTGCCAACGTCTGCGACGAAGGCGTAACCAACGCCGACGGCTCGACGAGCCAGCGGTATCGCACCGGCTGCGTAATCGGTGCGGACGAGCAGCGCACCGGCGTTCTCCAGAAGCTGGAAGCAGCGTCGGGCGGGCATCTGATCCGTGTTGGCGGCCGCTGGATGTTCCAGGCCGGCGCCTATTACGGCCCGTACGACTTCGAGATCACCGAGGATATGGTGATCGGCACAGTCACCGGCAGCACTGAGCCAACCAATGACACGGCAATTAACACCGTACGCGGTACCTTCATTGATCCGGAGCAGTCGTGGACCGAGACGGATTACCCGGAAGTCAGCGTAGCCGAATGGATCGTTGAGGACGGCGGTGAGGCAGCGGAGACGCTGACCTACTCCTATGTGACCAACCCCTACCAAGCGCAGCGCCTGGCGAACATGGAGCTGCGCCGGCGCCGCGCCGGTGGCGCAATCAGCATCCCGATGAACTTCGCCGGCTACAACTGCCGGCCGGGCCGCGTGGTGCGGGTGAACCTGCCGTCGCTGAACATCCTTGGCGAGTTCATCGTTTCCGACTGGTCGATGGGTGATCGCGAGGGCTGCATGGTTCAGGTCAAACAGTACGAGCCCGCGATCTTCGACGACGCCGTCGGCCAGCCGTATAACCCCATTGGCTTCATCAATCTGCCTTCCGGCGGACTGGGCACGCCAACGAATCTCGCGTGGACGCAGGACACCACGGCCGAGGTAACGCAGGGCGTCCTGTCGTGGACTCCTCCTGCTGGCGTGGTGAAGGAGTACATCGTCATCGTGCGGCAGGGCACTACCGCAATTCAGTCGCATAACGTTCCTGCGACGTCGACGGGGTGCGCCATCAATGGACTGCCGTCCGGCAACTACACCATGAGCGTGGCGGCCGCCGGCCCCATGGCGCGTTCAGGTGAGGTGACGATCACCGTCAGCATCAACGGCCCGCCGATTCCGGAAAGCTGTGTTGTGCAGTCGTCGATCGACAACATTGTGCTGATTCCGAGCAACTCGCAGAACGGACTGAATGGCGGCACATACGAGTACTTCTTCAGCACTTCGCCGACTGCGACCTCGAATGACGCCGAGTACTTGGGTCAGGGGCTTTCTTTTACGCACACTGGTCTGGGGTTCTGGAAGAACTACTACTATTTCGTCCGCTCCTCCAATGCGTACGGGAAAAGCTCGTTTCTCTACGTGCCCGCGCAGACTTCGAACGATGTCTCGGCGTACCTGGCAGCCCTTCTCGGCAAGATCACGCGCACCGAGCTGGGCGAGGACGTCCTGAGCGACATCGACAAGATCCCCGGGCTTCAGGATCAAATCGACGCGCTCGATGGCCTCTCTGCCTACAAGCCCGGTCAGGTTTATGAAATTGGGCAAATGGTGGTTGAAGACGGTCGCATCTACCAAGCGACCGAGCAGGTGCCGATCAACACTCCGCCGCCAAACGCTGATTACTGGTTGGACGTTGGCCAGTCGATCGAAACAGCAAACGGCCTTGCCCAACAGGTGGCGACCCATACAGTCCAGATCGACGAACTCGACGGCGTCGTTACTGCTCAAGCCACGGCCTTCGAAGCTCTTCGCGCCTCTTATCGAGAAGATGACGGCGCTGGCGATCTCGCGGACGCGATCAAAAGCCACACCAGCACTGCGGCCATCGCTTCCGAATCGAAGGTTCGAGCCTCCGAGAACGAGGCAATGGCAAGGCGTATAACGACCTTCGACGCAAAAATCGGAGCGAACGCGGCGAACATTACCGAGCTCGAGCAGGTTGTTGTTACAAACCAGCAGGCAACAGCTCAGCAGTTGACCCAACTGAGCACAACGGTCGGCAATCAAGAGGCGGCGATTGAGCAGAACACGTCAATCGTCAATGACGTGAACGGCAAAATCACCACAAGCTGGTCGGTGAAGATGCAATACAACTCAGGGACAGGTCAGTACATCGCAGCCGGCATCGGCCTCGGCATCGAGAACACCGGCGCCGGGCTGCAAAGTCAGTTCCTAGTCAGCGCTGACCGGTTCGCCATCGTCAACACCATCGCCGGCGGCGCCATATCGGTGCCGTTTGCGGTGGAGGGCGGGCAGGTCTTCCTCAATACCCTGTTTGTGAAAGACGCATCGATCGGAAACGCCAAGATCGGTTTCTTCATCCAGTCGGACAACTACATCGCCGGGGTGCAGGGATGGCGCATCGACAAGGCTGGCAACTTCGAATTGAACAGCCCGCTTGGCGGTGGCGCTCGTCAGGTCATCAACAATAACGGCGGCAAGGTGTTCGATGAGAACGGCGTGAAGCGCTATCAGTGGGGGAATCTGAACGCATGAGTTATGGCATGAGGATATGGGGCGCCGACGGGTCGCTCCAGTTGGACGAGAACTCGTTCACGATACGAGTCGCGCTTTCAGTCCAGGTGACCTTCGCGCTTGGGGCGAGCAAAGGAACGCAGGACTTTGCCGTTCCCGGTGTAGGCCCTGGCAACGGGACGGCAATCGTCATTCCGATCGGTACCTATTCGCAGAATCAGATGCAGTTCGAAACCGAGATGCTCGACGGAGTCGTCCGCGTCTACAACTACACCCGGACGTACGCGGCGAGCACCACGTCCTCCGGAACCATGCGCTTGATAGTAATGAGGTGGAGCTGATGAGCTACGGCGTTCAGTTCACAAACAACAATAACGTCGTGACTTTGGATTCAGAGTTTTCACGACTGATGGTTATCGCTTCAGGGCGATACGCACCGAACCAAGAGTCTGGGCTTGGATCGGTTACGACGTTCGCGCGGCCGGTCACATCCCAAGAGCCACCGCTTGTATTCGTGCGGCCGGACACTATCAACGGAGTGGCGGGACTTTGCCGCATGAGCCTTATCGGCTCTGCGGGCAACTGGACTGGCTTCTATGTCAGGGCGTACGACGTCAGCGTTACTGGCCTGAATGGGCGTTATTTCGTTGCCGCCTTTGGGGCTCAGCCTGTCGCTCAATACGGGATGCGTTTGTGGGACGGTGCCAGCAAGCTGTTGTTTGACTCGGGCACGCCGAACGCAACGTTTACCCGAGCATTCCAGAACTGGACGTATGTTCGCTACGACACCACCCCTCAGGGCCTGACGCGAATCTTCTACAGCGTTCCGTTCAGCTTCCCTGAGAATGAGTACATGTTGCTCAACACATTCGGCATGCCGATGACCTCGGGGAGCGGCATCCCCCGCGAACTCTATTGCTGGTGGGATTTCCCCAACAGCACGCTCTACGCGATCACTATCGCGGCATCGAACCCCTTCGCTTTCTTCCTGCCGGCAGTGTTTGCAAAACAAGCCGCATAACCCATTTATAGGATGCATTCCATGCCTTGGTACAAGACGGGAACGGTTTCTGTCACCCAAAATTCCAATGCGGTGATCGGTACCGGCACTGCCTTCATTGCAAATAGCCGGGTCGGCGACGGCTTTCGTGGCCCTGACGGTCGTTGGTACGAGGTGACCAACATCGCCAGCAACACCGCATTGTCGATCTCTCCGAACTACGAAGGCCCGACAGCGGCCGGCGGTTTTTACTCAATCATGCCGGTGCAGGGCTACCAGAAGGACCTGTCCGACCAGGTGCGCACCATCCTCAATAACTACGGGGAGAAGCTGGCGGCGCTCGGCACCACTGGCAACTACGACATTTTGCCGGCCAGCAAGGGCGGTACCGGAATCGACGATCTTTCAATTTTCATTGAGGGATTGTTGAGTGCTGCCGATGCGAGCGCTGCGCGATCAACCCTTGGCGCGGCCAAATCGGGCGCCAACAGTGACATCACTTCCTTGTCAAATCTGACGACAGCACTGTCTCTCGCTCAGGGCGGAACCGGCGGTAAGAATGCTACTGACGCTCGCACCGGGCTCGGGCTGGGAACTGCTGCTGTAGCGGCAGTGCTTGGCACGGTCTCACAAAACGCCGGCGTTCCTACTGGTGCAATTTTTGAATCCGGCTCGAGCAGCGCCGGGTCATGGGTGAAGTTTGCGTCAGGTCTGATGATCACTGCGCAATATCTTAGCCTCACCCCCGGCTGGTCTGCAGTGGCAGCGAACCGCTTTTCCGGGCCAATAGTCGGCAATATGCCCGCATTGTTTTCCGTCGCACCGCTGCTTTTTGTTCAAGTGCGAGACCCTTCTGCAGCGGGACGTGCAGCATGGTGCCCCTTGGCAGAAGCCACCAACGGCAACACGTTCAGTCTGTTTCTCGCCTCCCCGGCATCGTCGACTGTTACTTCGAGCGTGGCATTCAATATTTTTTCGATTGGGAGATGGTTCTGATGAGGATTGATCTGCAACCCATCCGTAGTGACGCCGAACTGAGCGTTGTCCGCATCGGTGACGCGCTTGTGGTAAACGGCGAGACCTTCGATTTTTCCCCCATTCAAGAGGGCGATACCTTGCCGGCCACGGCGATTAGCTCATCCTGGTTCGCGGGACAGGTTGATCGAAAGAGCGGGGAGCTTGAGATCACAATCTTTCTTCCGCTACCCATCAATTTCAGTCCAGAGCAGGCGTACCCGGAACCTTTACTGAATGTTCCGGAGGGTGTGGTGAGCTTGCCACAACCACTGGCGGACCCAGAGCAATCCACGGAGGCAGCCAAGTGAATATTGATTGGAGCAGATTGATCACCAAGGCAATGAAGGATGCTGTTCTGGCTGCAGAAACGCTTGCGCTGGCAAAAACAGAGCTCGCCGCGCGCAATAGTGCAGCGGTGTCGCAGATTGCCCGCATTCAGGATCGAATCGACACGATCGGATTCGGTATCGAAGTGGGAGAGGCGACGGCTGACGATGAGGCAGAGCAGGCCGCGTTGCTGGTCACGCTCAAAGCGTGGAAAACCTACAAGTTCGCGCTGGGCAAGGTGACTGTTCAGCCGACTTGGTATCAGGCGCCGGTATGGCCCGTTGAGCCGTCGATTCCGGAAATCATCGCGGCGCCTTTACCGGGCGAGTCCGGCGCAGACTGAACTGAACCGGACAGCGTGCATTGATATAACGCCTGAGCAGCCTGCTGTTCGCTCACGCCGCATTCGTCTCTACTTATACCTCAAGGTTTAACGCCTGTTGCGCATCAATATGCCGCTTGCGGAACAGATGATTAAGAAGCTTGGTCCATGGTTGATCCACGAGATGGTTGAAGCCATAAGACATTGCAAGAGTCGAAAGTATATAGCAAATGAATGTTAGCAAGACCGACTGTGTGGCGATGTAAACTGACGATGCGATACTGTTTATTGTAATGAAGTGAGTGAGATACAAACCGAAAGATAGCTCACCAAGTTTCAGGAATATCTTGTTGGAAAATGCACGCCGCAATGTCCCGTTTGAGCTGACGGCCGCTATTAGTAATACTGCTCCTACCGGGTAAAACAGATCGCTTGCTAATCCGGAAAGGTAAGCGGGAAGGAATAGGGGCGATATCGAAAGGGCTGCGATCACAGCTGGTATTGAAATTAATGATGGTAAGTTTATTTCTTTTCTGGAAAAAGCCAAGGCCAACGCCGCGCCTATAAAAAACTCATAATAGTGAGTTCCGTAACAGATGGCCGACACAAGGAGTATCATTATCATCCGATAAGCAAAACGCATCTTTTTCGATGTGATAGCCAAAAATATCACTCCGACTACTGCGAAGAGCTCATATGATATCGTCCATAAATTAGAGTTGTACGTATAGCTGGGATCGAAGGCCACAAAGTCAATCCATACCGATTCAAACAGTGCCAATGCAAAGCTTGGGTCGAAGGTGTACCAGCGCGCTAGCCAATCAGATGCGCTAATAGAAGCTGCTCTTTGATTAGAAAATAAACCCATCTTATGGATTGCGTATGCTGTTAGGCATACAGTGAATATCGGTATGCTTAGCCGAAGAAACCGTTTGACAGAAGCTTTCGCACCACTGATAAAAGTCTCAGAGCGAAACTTATCAAAAAAGAGAAATCCGCTCAGAACAAAAAATAGAGCCACAGCGAAGTGGCCGTTCCAAATAGCGCTTAAGAAAGATTGGTTTATTACATTGTTTCCAGAAATAAGAGAGTTATCAAATGATCTGCAAAAATGAAAAAGAGCAACAGATAATGCTGCCACTCCTCTAATGCCGTCGAGGTGTAGTGTTCGAGGCTTTATAGATTTTTGTGTTGCGTTCATATGCTCTGGATTCGCCAAGTAGAATATTAGTCGAGCTCATAGTCAGCCTCATTCTACCCTTTGCCTTAACTTAGCGGTTTTTTTTGATCGGAGTAAAGCCTAATGATTGTGACTGAAAGGGACCGTGTCATTCTCGCCTGCACGCTTTGGGGCGAGGCGCGAGGCGAGGAACCGTCCGGCCAGGTCGCCGTGGCCTGGACAATCCGCAACCGCGTGTTCGATGGAAAGGAAAATTCGTGGTGGGGTGAGGGCTACGCCGGTGTATGCCAGAAGCCATGGCAGTTCAGCTGCTGGAACAAGTCCGATCCCAACTACCAGTTCCTGATCGGCCTGAAGCAGATCCCATTCCGCGAGCTGGCGCAATGTCGTATCGCTGCTGACCAGGTAATCGATGGAAACGTCGCTGATCCAACCGGTGGCGCCACTCACTACTACGCCACCAGCATCAAGGCGCCGGCCTGGGCAGCGAAGGCCAAGCAGACACTGAAGCTCGGTCACCACATCTTCTTCAAGAATGTGCCTTGAGGCGTATGCCGCTATCCTGTTGCTGATCCCAACAAGGCAGGAGGCGACATGGAAGGTGTGGAACTGAGCCCGAACATTGAGCGCGCTGCAGACAAGCTTCTGGCTGAGATTGCGCGTGCAGATTCGATGATCATCGCAGCCAAGGCAGGCGCTCGGGCTGAGGGATTCGTCTATGGCCTGGAGTCGGCGCGCGCCTTAACCGAGTCCACCATCGATAAGCTCTACGTCATCTTCGACAACGCGACCGAGAACCGTCTGCGAGTGCTGACTTCGACTTAGAACAGGCTGTTTTCCTCGATCGGCTTAATCAGATCCGGGCCCTGATTGCGGATATTGCCCACGGCGCGGTCGACCTTGAACCATTCGAACGCCTCTGATGGCTCGCCCTCATGCAGCACCATCTGTTCGGCACGTTCTTTCGGCGTGGCCGGGTCCAGCCATTCCCGGACAAGCTCTGGCGGAAGAACGACTGGGCGCCGGTCGTGGACATCGACCATGCCGCCGGCGCTGTCGGCGGTGATAATTACAAAGCCGTCGTGCTCGCCGGGTCCGTGCTCCTCGTTCGGGTACTGGCCGATCGCGGCGCAGAGGATTGGGGACTGATCGCGATGCCGAATCAGGTAGGGCTGCTTCTTTGGCCCGCCTTCATCGACCCACTCGAACCAGTTGTTGATCGCGATGATTGCCCGGTGCGGCCAGATCGCACGGAAGAACGGGCCATGTGCGACTTTCTCGACGCGCGCATTGATTGGAGCGGCGCGGTCTTTCGCCCAGTGCGGGCGCCATCCCCAGCGAACCATGTCGGCGTGCAGAAACTCGCCTTCCTGGTGGAAGAGGGCGAGCTGAGTGGTCGGCGCGGCGTTGTACCGCTCAAAGGGTTGCTCGCCGGTTGAGTTGATGAGCGCGTTCGGCATGCTGAGCGCTGCCACGAAGTCGTGGATGCCGCTGTATTGGGAGAGTCGTCCGCACATTGCCATAGCCTCGGATGGATCTGATTCAGCGTAGACCCGTCAGCGCTGGCTTCGTCACAAACCTTTTTCGGCGCAGCATTCGCAATGACCTGCGAATTCCTCACGATCTCGAGCTTCTCTGAACAGGCGCTGGTTTTCATTGAACAGATGGTTTCTGTTGTGCTCGACGTCGGTGAATCTTCGCCTCTCGCTCAGCAAAGCCCCTTCGGCGTGCTGAAGCTTGGCCTTGAGAGAGTTTCTCTCCTCCGTGAGCACGTCATTATCTCTGACCAGGCCTTCGATATTCGCCAACGCTCGATCAAGCTTGAGGGTGAGCGCTTCGAATTCGTTCTCGTACATCCTGAGCTGGTGTCGGCAGGTTTCGAGCGGGGTCGGGTTGCCGAGCCAATCGTCGGTGTCTTCTATATAGAGGGGATCCACGGGAATGCCTTACTGAATACTGTTTGCATATACAGTAATCGAGGCGCGTAGGGTGAGCGAGGGTGAGGCGACGAGCTGTAAGATTTTGGATTGGTTAGGGTCAGCAGAACGCCGGAGAAGGGCAGAGCACTGTAGGGAAATACAGCGCTAAGTTGTTGATTCTTATAGCGGGTAAGGCCAGTTTTTCACGCTGCCAATTTCGGTGGGTTTCCTTTATGCATCAATAGGTTGCGTGCGTTTCGTGGTCACCTTGACATGGTGGTGCCGTATCGTGAGAGGAGAAGGTTGGAATCTAGAAAAAGGTCGAGTGGCCCGCCCGCTTACGGACCACTCTAGCTTCACATCCTCGTCAAGACGGCTGCGACGATTAACACCAGTACAACTGCGGTTACTGGAGTGAGACCAGCGAAACAAAGTACGCTGACTACGCCACCGAACGCTGTGAGGCGTTCGTGTAAAGCTGCTGAACCAGTTTGTTTGGTAATGCCCATGAGGCTTCCCTCCCTTACTGTTCTCCCAGTCTCATACAGCAGCTGGCGGGGAGGCTCAGACTTCATGCTGCCTATTCTCTGTTTACGGCCCCGTGTAAGCGACCTCCAGCGAGAGTGGCGGCAGCAACCCAACTGGACTGGCGCGAAAATGCCTGAAGTCGTGAGCATATTCAACAAGAGTTTTTAGGAAGGTCGCAGCTGCCGCTTTTTCGCTGCTGGATGCTGCGCAAAACCTACGCTGCAAGCCACGGCTTACCGTTTGCATAAGCACAAAAAAGCGGATGTTTTGCCACCCCCAGAAAGGGCTGTTATCCTTATAAAACAATTGCTTGGGTCGCTACAGTCCCCAGCATGGGGTGCTAGGGGTCGAGTGTTCGAATCACTCCGTCCCGACCATATTTTTCAATGACTTAGCCGCTTTCGAGCGGCTTTGTTGTTTCTGGCAGGATGATTCTGGAACCTGTCTTCTTAGGGTGTGTCGTGTTTTTATGCCCGCTCGTCAAGTAAATCGCACTCCTTCTCTGCACATTTCTCTAATTACTAAGCGCAGCCTGTGCGCCACTGACGGGAGAAGATGATGATAGAAGACAACAACGGCCCTGAAGCGCCATATCCAGGGCCAAGCGAGCAAACGCCTGAATCTGGCGAGGGGCACGATTCTGGTCTGGAGCGGGCTGTCTCCGAGCCAAAGCAGGGTACCGACGAACGCCCAGAAGACTGGAATCCTCCACCTGGCAATCCTGGCTCTGATCAAGATGCCCAGACGGGCCGCGACAACGGCGGCGCGAAAAAAGCGCAATGAACTCATCTCGCACAAGACCCGGCCCTCGCGCCGGGTTTTTTATTGCTGCCGAATCGTGGTTAAGGATCCGATCCCCAATCGCTCTGGGCTGGTAACGCTTTTCGATTGAAACTTCCTTGTCGACGAGACGATCTCTTGAACACCGGCAAACAGGAGTTCAAGAATGAAATGTTATCTATGCGGCCTCGAGGCGAAGGTAGCGGAAGAAGCTCATGGCGGCGAACTTATCGATTGTTCGGACTGCGGCATTTATAGAATTTCGGGCTTGGTTCTGAAAGAACTAACTATCAAGAAAATCAACTTTACGGACATGCGAGACGACCTTCACCGCCAGCGGCAGTTCAACGCTACCGAAGTGGCGGAGATCAATACGGAGACGGTCATCTGGGCTTGAGCAAGCAGCTTTTAAGAGTCGAAGCTGAGCGGCGCCGGCGGCTGGATGCTTTGTCCAGGCGCCGGCAACAAGCATGTCTACTCTACGATGCAGATCCAGCGGTGGTTGTATCGGTAAGGCGCTCTAGTGAAATGAACCTCTGACACCATCTTCATGCCACGCTTTTCAAGCGCTTTGGTCAGTTGTACGAGTGTCTCTGCCTGGATAGTCAT